TGAACGTGCTGTTGCTTTTGGATTACCTACTTATGAGGAATTTAAACAGCTTCCTATTGAAGACCAAAATAACCGTCGCTCTCGAAACAATCGTATAGTTGATAGTATGATTGCTATCATGAATGATAAATCAAGTCTTGAAGAGAACCTTGCTCGTAGTAACTTTGATGATATTACTTCTGCAAATAAAGCTCTTGATAAACTTGATGCTGTTGGCGCTAAACAAAGAAATGTTTATAATCTTTTTGACCAGATTCAATTCCATAGAAATGCTATGGGTGGTGCTACATTGAAAGCATTTAGTGTTGCTCGCGATACAGGTAACTCTGTATTCAATGTTGCTAAAGCCGAACTTAGTGTTCCTATTAGAGTAAGATATGGTAATAGAGTTAATCTTGATATTGCTGCTCAGGCATTTCCTGTCAAAGATGGCATAGTCTATCATAACCGAATAGGAAATAGTAAAAACAATAAGAACGTAGTAGGTGACTATATTACAGTTGCAAGTTCTCATACTACTGCTCATATCCTTGATGCTATTAAAGAAGGAGCTATTAAAAATGAAAATGAATATACGTTTGCTGCATTTAAAACTCTATTCGATATTGGTTGTGATGCTTATACAGCTATGGCTTGGCTTCGTCAGCCGGGTGTTAGTAGAATAGTTGAGGCTTATTATGAATCTCAATCTGTATTTGTTCGCGGTAATTATAATCCTATTCATACAGCAATCAAACGTGTTGCTCATGATTTAGGAGTTAAAGTACGTAACGAAGTAGTTACTGATAGTAACAATATCACAGAAGTTATGACAGCTCTTCAACAACAATATGGAGAAGAGTTTGCTAAGATGTATCCTAATAGTACTATTAGTTTTGATAACAGAGATAATGCTGATGTATTTACAATAGACGTTCCAACTATTGAAGAACGATTTGCAGCACAAAATGCTGGTCTTTACGATGAATCTACTTTACTAATAGATTTAGCTGCTATACTTAACTTTAATTATATTAATGATTATAGTCGTATTATAGCTAATCATGTTAAAGTACTTAATCCTGATAAATTTGGAGCTAAACAAACTATATTTAGTACACGTAAAGTTATTGATGACATAAGTGCAATACTTAGTAGTGATGACGCTGCTCGTCTTAAAGTAAAAGATAAACCTTTACTTGAAGCTATTTATCCAGGTATTACTGCTGCTACCGAAGAGGGAGCTTTCATGCCAAGTATTTATTTGTCATCTAATAACGAAGATAGTGCTTATCCAATACTTGATGGATTCTTAAGATATAGTACAGTTCCAAGTATCCTTATTAATCAAGGTTTATTTGAAACGGAATCTTATGCTTTCACTAATGCTATTAAGAGTATTCAGAATTATCTTGGTGGAACTGTTAATGAGAAACTTTATAATGATTTTAAGAAGTATGTTCTCGAACATATGTATAAGAATAATTCTGCTATTATATCACAGCCTATTGAACTTGAAAGAAATGGTAATATTGCAGTAGATATATTAACAGCAAGTAAAGTAGAATCAGAGGGACGTTCCCCCGTAGAGGATGAAGAGAGAAGAATCTATGGATTTGGATACGATATTAACTATGATATTAACATAGCTAATGTTGCTAATCCTACACAAGAAGAAGTTAATGCTTTCTCTAAACTTACTCCTGCTCAAAAAGTACATTTTGTACAACGTCATTTAAGTGGAAGTCAACGTACTATTTTTAATAGTCTTAATGTTAATCTATTTAACGGTTATGAGTTTAGAACTCGTGGTATTAGTAGTCAAGTGATTCGTTTTGACGACCAACAACAAGACATGGAAAGTATATATAAGATGTTCGATGCAGCTTTTAATAATACTAATCCTATTATTAGATTAACTGCTATTGATATTATTAAATATGCTTTTGTTGTTGAGGGTTATCAATTCCGTCGTGGTAATGTTAGCAAAGTCATTAAGAATAATGCTCTTTATACTTCTCGAGAAGACGGTGGTACTGGAATTATTGATAGTATCAGATTTGGTGTTAGTGCTATATCAGATAAAGAACTTGCTGCTAATAACATCTATGAAGATTATATTCGTAGTCATTCTAATATACCACAGATTCCTACTTATAGAGTAAGATTCAATAAAGGTAAGTCTAATCTTACATATCTTCCTAATAGTCAAAAGATGTATTATTTCAATCTTGGTAGTGCGAAAGATACAGAACTTGCTAAAGAGATTAGAATTGTTAGAGATATTACTGATAAACTTGGAAAGACTAAAACCGTATTAGCTACTAATTATATTAATATAGTTAGAAATAAAGTTTCTACTTTACATAAAGTTGCTATCTATGGGGAGGGTAATAATAGAGAGATATACCTTATTCCATTGAATCAACTTGAAGCTAATGAACACGGTGAATTTAGTTCTAATCCTCTTAATAATAAGTATCCTGCTGCAAGATATTATGAAGCTATTATTCAACAGAGTCGTGATAAACTTATGCCGTTCTCTCGTCTTGCAGAAGAAAAGAATGAACTATTTACTAAAGAAGGTATAGAACCTTATAAATATAAGAAACCTACTGTTGATAAAGAAGTAATAGTTCCTACTGATAAGAATTTCATTGCTACTATATCATCAGAAGATGCTGCTGTACGTAATCTTATTCGTAGAATTAATGATAAATTTGCTAATCCTAATACTAAAGTTTACTGGGCTTGGAATGGTAGTCAAACACTTAAACAAGCATTTGGTACACTGAATATTCAATCAAGACAAACTATTGTAGATAACAATGGTGTTGAAAGAGATTATCTGATAAGTCGTCGTTCAGTTAAACTGAACAAGAAAATATCAGATGATGCTCAACTTGAAGGATTAGAACTTGCTAAGCGTAATGGAGTTAAATCTACTGATAGTATTTATCTTATTACTCCGTATAAAGAAGCTGAAACGATTGAAGTAGAAAAGAATGCAGAAGATGTAGAACACGCAAGTTCTATTGATATGGATATTGAATCTACTAATATATCTAAGCTTGGTAATCTTGCTCAACAGTTCTTACTTGATATTAAAACTCGTGCTCGTGTTAGCTCGGATGAAAACGCTTCTATTGCATATGAAGATATTCTTAAATATGGAGTGGATGAATCTAAAATAGCAAGTATAGAAGAACGTAAACAAGATACTATTAAGCGTGCTTCTGAATATTACATTACTAAAGCTCATGAAATTGAACGTCGTCTTAATGACTTTATGAAAGATAATGAGGGTAATAGTCATAGCATTGTTAGTTCTTATACTATTGAGATGATACAAGCTAATGAGCAACTACGTAATGATTATATTAGTCTTGTTTTACAAGCAAGTACATTTGGTAATTCGTTTCCTCTTATTAATCAGATTGCGACTGACAATGTAGATGATACTACAAGACGTAATATAAAAGGTATTCAGGAAACTATTAATAATATTAAGAATAATCCTATACTAAAAGAAGGATTTGAAGTTGTTGCTGAAAAGATATTCAAACCTCTTAGTACTAATCCTAACTTTGATAAAGGACTTTCTGATATAACTAATTATATACTTAAAGATGCGAGTGTTCTTGATTGGTTATTCCAAGATGCTCAAGAACTTAGTTATCCTATTGTTCAAATCATTCTCCGTCAAGCTAAGACTAAGATTGATAAACTTATGTTTGAAGGAGACGAATATGTAAGAAATTACAAGAAACAACTTGCTACTATTAAAGCTGATGCTGCTAAAGCTGGTAAGTCTATTGATTGGAATCATATTGTTGACCCAGTAACTGGTAGATTTGTTAGCAATTATACTGACGATTTTATTAATGATAAACGTGAGATTAATAAGAAAGTTGCAGAAGCTAAAGATAAATATGGTGAATATAGCCGTGAATATCTAAGAGCAAGACATGAAAAAGAGCAATGGTATCTTGATAATGCTGAACAACGTTATGTACCTGAATATTATAGACGTAAAGTTGAGAATGAAGCTAAGATGCTAACTGATTATAATATTGATTATTATATCAAGTATCTTAGACTGAATGATGAACGTAATCGTTTATTGAGAATATTCAAAGGTAATCGTACAGAAGAAGATAATGCTAATATTAAACGTCTTGGTTCTGAAATTAGAGAGATGCAGAATCATATTGATTTTAATACTGGTGAATGGAAATCTCAAAATGATTATAATAGAGCTATTAGTTTAAAAGCTTATATTGATGAAGTTACTAAGATTAAAAAAGCTTTCTTTGAACGTGAAACTCGTGAGGGATTTGCAGAAGATTTAAAACATTATCTTGGTATTATTAATAAATATAAACATTTTGATAGTGCTGGTCGTCAATTAGAGAACGAAGCTGCTCTTCTCCAAATAGATGAATATGCAAGTGCTGTTGAATGGTTGAATGAGAATACTTATTATAGAATTGATGAGAAACTTCAAGCCGATATTAATGATGCTTTTGCCGCTCTTAATGATGGTAAAGAAGAAAAGAATCCTCAATTCAGAAGTATAGTTCAACATACAGAGGGAGCTTATGATAATTATGGAGTTATTGATGGTCGTCAATTTACTGAAAAACAAGTTGAAGCTATCAAGAAAGAACAAGAAGCTCAAATTGCTAATCGTACCAATGATGGTACTTCGGCAGAAGTTAAGCTTCTTCGTAACAAAGCTCCTATTACTGAAATATATAGTAAGAAGTTCTATGCTGGATTTAGTAGTGCTACAGTTCCAAGTCCAGTAGTTAGTCAGACTCGTAATGCTATTGTAAAAGAGATTAATGATATTCTTAGAGATGCTCTTAATCCTAATACAGGTAAGATTAAACTATCTAATTTAACAATAGAACAAGTACGCGAACTTAGTGGACTTTATGAAAGACTTGATGAAGCTAAACGTCTACATCGTAAAGACGAGAAAGTTAAGAAGTTCTTGAAAGAAGAAGTTGAGTTCCATACTGATAAAGTTACTTATGCTATTGATGAAGATGCTGCTAAACAGAAAGGTAAAGAGTTCTTTGCTGCATGGAGAACAATAGCTAATGCTAAGAATTATGATGAGAATGGAATATTTATAGGATATACTAACGAACCTAATAGTGATATATTTGGTTATGTTACTCCTAAACTTGATGATAATGGTAATGTTATTAATAAGGATTATGTTGATGAAAAACGTTCTAAAGCTCTTAAGTTTTTAAATGAGAATGTTGAATTTGTTCCTACAAGTTATTATTGGCAGGCTCGTGAAGATGCTATAAAAGCTGGTAAACTTAAAGAGTTTGAAGATGCTAATCATATACTTAATCCTCTTACTGGTAAAATGGAACCAATTCGTATTTGGACTACGATTCAAGTTAAAGATGAAAGTGGTAACGCAAGAAACTATGCTCCGTCTTATAATAATACTCGTAGTAAACCGCTTCCAAATACAGTTAATCCTAATTATAATAGATATACCGCTAACTACAATGGTAGTGCTAAGTATCGTAAAGCTGATACTGCTAATGAATATGAACGTAATATTCGTGGTTTAATGCAGAATATGCTTTATGATTTAACTAAAGATAATAATACTGCTATGTCGTTTGTTTCCAAAGGGCTTTTCCCCCGTAGAAGAAGAGTAGAAGCTAACTTTGGTAATACTGTTAAAGCTGCATTTAATGCTATTGGATTTGGACAAAGTCTTGACCCTGATAGACATATTAGTGATAATATTGGTTATGAATATGACCGTGAAACTAATATACCACTTCTTGCTCAACTGAAAGATAAGTCTTATCGTAAGCTGGAAGAGATACCAGAACAAGGTCTAACTGAATCTGATGAAGATTACAAAGCTCGTGTAGAAGATATTAAAAAGCGTAACGAAGAAGCTATTGAACATAACAAGAAGATAGATGTTCAACTTATGGATAAGGATTATGAATCTGTATTTGAGGAGTTCATTAAAGGTGCTATTCAAGCTAATGCTAAAACGCAGACTAAACTTGACCTTTATTATCTTCTTGAATATATGAGAACTCAAGCGCAAGCTTATCGTCTTACAGGTTTTAATAATCTTGCAGTAGATAGAAGAACTTCTACTGAAGATAGAAAAGTCTATAAGACACAAGTTCCTCAAAGGACTATTGACCTTATCGAAACATGGTCTAAACGTTTCCTTTTTGATGAGTATAAAGGTAAAAATACATGGGATAAATTTGCTGCTGTTGGACAGAACATAGCAAGTGCTAAGTATATGATGTTCAATATTACCGGTGGTATTGGTAACGTTCTTACTGGTGCTACTAATATATTTATGGAACGTTATGCTGGCGAATACTTCAATCATGCTGATTGGGAAAATGCTAAGTTTGGTTATTATGTTAAAGCTATGCCTGCTTTCCTTACTAATATGGGAAGTGATACAAGTAATAATCTTACTGATGCTATTATTAAACTGATGGGTGTTGTTGATTATAATAGTATTCGTGAAACAGCACGTACTGTTGATGCTATTGAGATAATTAATAAGATGCGTAACTTTGCTTATAGTCCTCAAAGTGCTGGTGAGCATTTCATGCAAAACACTGCTATGATTGCTATGATGATTAGTAATAGAGTCTATAAGAATCAGAAAGGAGAGATTGTTATAGGAGACTTCCATAATTATAATCGTATGCTTGAAGATGTTGCGCTTCGTAAAGTTATTGAAGGTAATACTGAACTTGAAGAACTTTATGCTAAATTTATCAATCGTGTTAAAGAAGATAAGAATAGACTTAAAGATTATCTTTGGTTTAAGAAAGATGTCAATACAGAGTTTCTACGTAGTCTTAGTGATAAGACTTATGGGCTAAGATATGCAGAAGTAAGAAATGAACTTACAAAAGAAGCTAAGAAAGAGTTTGATACTCTTCCAAAACTTATTGACCAATTTGAATTGAAAGATGGTTATGCTAAACTTAAAGATGATAGTCTTGTAGATTTAGGTAAACTTGCTGCTTTCAAAGGTAAAGTTGTATCAGTCAATAAAAAGATTCATGGTGTGTATGACCGTCTTGGTGGTGCACGTATAGAATCTTCTTGGGTATTTGGTAGTTTGCTTATGCAGTATCATAAACATATTTATACTGGTGCTCTTAAACACTTCCGTAATAATGGTTATTATAACGAAAGTCGTGAAAGTATTGAACGTGGTTTCTATGTTAGTCTTTGGGATTTTGCTACTACCGAATTTAAAGGTATTGGCGATAGAGCTAAAGCTAAAGCTAATGATGATGGAACTAATATTTTCATTGCTGGTGTACAACAAGTTTGTAGAGCATTTATTGATACTTTCTTAAACTACAAGTTTAATTATGCTACAATGTCAAATGCTGAACGAGCTAATGTTCGGAGAGCTTTAGGAGAGCTTACTGGTATTGCTTATGGTTTACTCGGTGGTATTGCTGCAAGCTGTGCATTAATTGCTGCTGACGATGATGATGAAGCTGCTAAGATTATAGCTAATCTTGCTCTTTATCAAGCTGACCGTTTATCTTCTGAAACTATTATGTATAACATTGGTGCTGTATCTGAATTTGATAAACTTTGGTCAAGTCCTGTTGCTTTAGGTCAATCATTCAAAGATGTTATGTCTGCGTTTGGTTTTGTTGCTAAGTATATTACAGAAGGAGATGAATTTAATCCTAATTATACTACTGGTCTATATAAAGGCGAGAATAAACTTGCCGTTTATGTTAAGAGACAAATTCCTATTTATCGTGGAATTAATCGTATAATGCAATTAGACCAAAATAATAAGTATTATAAACTGACTGAAAATATGCTTGGTATTATTCCTACTCAATCTATTGCTGAATGGGTTGTTAATGGGAAATAAGATACAGGTCTAAGTGCGGATAAAAAAGAAGCCCGTAGAACTGATAAGATACTACTATCCTATCAGCCTACGGGCTTTTCTATTACTAAACTATTGCTTTTTGGCGGTTTTCCGGCTCGCCTTGCCGTTTTCTTTGTCGTTTTGAACAACTATATTACTTTAGGCATAAAGTCTCACAGCGGAGCTTAAAATCGCTCCCAATTTGTCAATTTCTTTCCACAACGAGCACAAATATAATAACCACCATCAACAATTCTTACACTTCCACCTTTACCACCTTTTCTATTAAGACTCATAACAAGATTTCCATAACGATGTCGAGACTTACCTTTAATTCGAGTTCTTGATTCATTTACAAAAACTCTATCATGACCATATATTTTACATATTAGTCTTTTTAGCCACAATAACGTCTTCTTTCTTTTCAATAAGACCATAACGAATAAGATGTTTAATAAAGTTCTTAGTATTAAGAGCAAAATCATAGAAACAATCTTTCTCTTGAACAAGTTTCTTTGTTTCTACTGGTTTACCTTTAAGATTAACCGACATTTGTTTAGTAATATCAGCAACCTTAACTACTTTAGTAACTCTATTAAAAGAAAACAGAGTAAGACCCGGGTATATTCTTCAGACTTCCGATATACTTATATTGCTGTTCTTGCTTCTGTAAGTACTCTATCTGTTCTTTAGACATTTTGTCTCTTTGTAAATTTGGTACAATTTCCATATCTATATTTTAATCTAAAAATGAATATTCATATTGACTATAATTTGGGTCAGTAGCACCTTTGTGGCACTCACGACAAACAAGTACACAAAAGACAATAACAATAATAGCTATAATTGCTTGTTTAAGACAACCATCACTTTCAGGTTCATCATCTTTGTGATAAGCTTTATTAGGAGTTTTCTTAATAGCTTTTTGAGCATCAGTATCATTAGGTTTCATATTGTTAGCATTTAGAGGATTAATATTATGTACACATCCTCTACGGGGGAACAGCTCTGCCGCCCGTAGGAGAATCAGAATAAAACAAGTAAGTCTACCATTCTCACGAACAGTAGACTCAATATGTATAACTTAACTATGAACATTAGCGTGTTCTCGCTTTACGATATATTAAATATCGCTTGCATCAACTCCACTTCTAATAAGCCGAGAATGAAGACAATCAATATACTTTTGCATATACATTAATTGGTCTTTCATATCATTTTGCTCATCTTCCGATAGAGTTTTAAATATTTCATTGCCACTAATAAAGTTAGCAAGTTTAACAGAACGTTCTCTAAGTTCATCATGTTCTGCAATCACACGTTCAATATGAGCAGGATATTTAGAAGTAACTGGTTTTTGTTTCAAACCAAATTTAGCCCATTGAAGTACAAAACCAAGTCCAGCCCAAATAGCATCAACAGCCTTTTCTTTAGCGAATTTCTTGCCTATGTTAATATCATAACGAGAAGGGTCAACACAAGAACTAAGACCGTGAGATTCAAAACCGGTAAGAGTACGAATACTAACAATAGTAGTTTTAGTACCAAGTTTTTCTGCATCTTCGGCAGCGATAAATCTTTCAATATCAGTAGACTTAATCATCTGACCATTTTCATCATCAATAGCAAAATAAGCAGCATCAGCTACTTCTTTAGGACTCCAAGATTTATATCCATCAGGATAAGTTACTTCATAACCATCACCGTCAGGGTCTTGAGTAGATTTCATACCATAACCTTTATCAAAGGCTTCTTTGGCAGTCATTGGTTGCAGTTCAACCATTTTAATTCCGATTGCTTTCATTCTGTTCTTAAATTTGGTTCAATTTCTTGTTTAAAAAGTTCTTTACTAAACCATTCAGGTTGTCCATCATAAAGAATAACAATATAACCGTCATATTCTGTATCCGGTTCTGTAAGTTCAAAATCATTATCATAATTATCTTTATAGTATTGTTCATACTCAACATTAGTTGCTTCACAATACTTAATATCAGCAAGGACTTTACATTGTTTAAAATCCATGATAATTACTTTTCAATTTTGTTAATTACATCAGCAACATACGCTTGAGGAAAAGTTCCTTCAAGTCTTGCAATTTCTTTACCATCTTTTTCAATAACAGTAGTAGGATACATTTTAACCTTAAGTTTAGTTAGTTCTTCAACAGTAAAATTATCATTATGTCTAATACTATAACTAATATCAGTATTTGCATCAACAACAGCATTAGAAACAATGCGCATCATGATTTTACATGGCTCGCAATTCTTCTTTGTATAACATATAATTCTAATCATGTTTCAACTATATTTTCAATATCTTCAAAATTAGACATAAAACTTTGAACAGTTCTTCCATAAAATCCCGGTGAATTATCGGCACGAATATAAAATACTGCATCGTACCAATAACCACTTTCGGGACATTTGATTTTACCAAGTTCAACTACTTTATATTCATTCTTAGTTTGAGTATGAATATAAGTATGGTCAATAAGAGGTTTATCTCCAAGCATTATTTTGCAAAGCGATTTTGTATAGTTCCAGATACTTTAGCTGGTTCGTCATCAGCTTCTTTAGCCTTTTCAGGTTCAGGGGCTTCTTCAGTTTTAGCTTCACCAGTACCACCGGTAGAACCAAATCCTCCTTCGCCACGTTCAGTACTTCCAAGTTCTTCAAGAGTTTCAACTTCTTCCCATTGAATCTTTTCTCTACGACGAACAAGAAGTTGACAAATACGGTCTCCCTCATAATCATCACTAATAGGACGATATGGGAATATAAATCCAGCTTTATCAAGTTCATTACTACAAGCGGCAAGGAAACGATTCTTACCAACACCGGGAATACCACGAACACAATCTTTAAGTTCTTCAACAGCACGGAACAAATGAACATTTGTACGTCCTTTAAAGATAATAAGAAGTTCTCCACGATAACCCCAATCAAGGGTTCCAGGTGCATTAGGAACATAAAGTTCAGTTTTAGTATTGCTACTACGTGGACGAAGTTCCATTTCGTATTCGTCAGGAAGAGCAAAGTGAAGTCCGGTATGAACTACCCAACGGTCTCTTGCTTCGTCATACTCAATAGATGTTGCATAAACGTCACAACAAGCATCTCCTTCTTTACCATATACAGGCAAAGGAATACGTTTATCTTCACGCCATACTTTGACTGTAACATTATTAATGTCTTTGTCTATAAGTTCAGCTAATGTATCAACAGTATAGCTTCCTCCTTTATATGCTACAATAGCATTTGCAATAGCTTTAGCTAAATTTCCCATTGTTATTCTTCTTTCTTAATTAAATTCTTCCGCCATAGCGAAAGCTGTTTGAATTTTACGTGATTTGTCTCCAAATACAAGACTATCAAATCTCTTTTCGTCTTTAGCATTATCAATATTAGAATAATAACCAGTAATAGCATTAACAGCACCCCACGCTGTACCCATAATTTCTTTCTGCCCAACGCCACGATTATAATAATCCCAAGTAGCAGATAGAACATTAAGTTTACGCATAGAAATACCTGAATCTTCATAAGCAGAATTATTACGATAACAAAGTTCTTTGTAATTATGTCCTGTCTCAAATAGAACTTCTTCTTCATTAGGACTAAGGACATTCTTACCAATAAACTCCATTACATCTTCATCAGTAACTTTAATTTCGGCAAGCATATTATATACTTGTTCAAGCTCTTTACGTCTAACATCACAAATACCAAGTATTTCATGAGCAAGTTGTATGTTAGAATGAACACTTGCAGTATGCCGGAAACTCACATAATTAGTAGAAGTACGAATAGCAGCTGTAAGAGTATTACGACAGATTACTCGAATAGGAGTAAATAAGATTTTAACTCCACTACTACCATCATGTGTATTAGTAAATACAAGATAGTTATCAACAGGGTCTCCTTTGACCAATATATTATTAGGTAACTTAGCACTAACAAAAATACGTTCACCATTTCCAAAACTACCAGCAGTTTGCCATAAAGCTTGTCCGCTACCTATAGCATCATCAAAAAACTTAAACGCTTCTTTATTTTGAACCGGTGTATATTTTCCCTTAATAACTCCAAGAGGAATATTATAATCAGTACGATAGGTAGCGAAAGCATTAGGACAATTCCGGAAAATGTCTTTTCCATGAAGATGAGCATCTTTATCTTTTGTTTCTTGGATAACTTTATCAAGGTCATAATCATTTTCAATATTAACTTGCATTTTAGCATAAAGTTCACATTTAGACACTTCCCAATCGAGACCAGCTTTCTCGATTACTTCCGCAGACGTAGTACAATCGCCAACATCAACTGCACCTTTATATCGCCACGGTTCTCCTTTTGCATTATAATATGCCATAGCTTAATTACTATTTAAAAGATTTTCAACTTCTTCTTTAATAACTCTCTTGGCACGTTCTCTATCATATCCTAAGACATTGATGAGATATTTAAACAGTTCGTCAAGAGTCTTTTCGACTTCTTGACTACCTGTTCTAACTCTGGGTCTATCTTCACACATAATAATCTATTTAATAATCAGACTTTCAGTATAACCAAGTTCAGCAAAATTACTAACACCACCAGTCTTAAGAATATTCTTAAGTGTAGTCTTATTAATATCCGGAACAACATTAGAAATATGTTCTTCATTAAAGAACGCATTAACAAGAGAGAAATGAGCCTTACTAAGTAGACTATATGCACCTATTGAAGTCTCAAACTTAACATTAAGATTCATAAGGTCATCAATAGTAAATAGTTGACCATGTTCTTCCATCATGCGTTCAGCACGTTCAGGACGTTCAGCTTTAAACTTAGCATTAATAACATCAATAAATCCTTGCGGGTCAAGAGAATCAACATTAGGATTATCAGTATCAAGCATATCATTATTATACAGTTCTCTAAATTGGTCAAATACCATATCTTTGAACGTGAGTAACAGTTCTTCATCCATGAGTAGAACTTCAGACTTTTTAGTATAAAGTTTACTATCAACAAGATTAACAACTTTGTTACCATTTTTTCCAGTTTCTCCATAAGCCGCAACCGCTTCATACATACTATCTTTAAGACGTTTAGCTTGATTCTCTTTAGTCTTACGAATCATAGCAATACGAGTTTCCTCTTTTTTACAAGCTTCTGCATCAAGACTAAGAGAAGTATAATATTTACGATAACCATCAAGCTTTTGCTTTAGGTTTTCTTCTGTAATAGCAAGTTTAGCAAGAATTTCTTCTGTAACTTCACCACCAGCTTCTTCAATCTCAAAGAAAATATCTTCAAGTTCAGCACTAATAGCAAATAGACTTTGCTTTTTTGGAGCTTGTTCAACTTTAGCAGGTTCAGCTTTTGGAGCTTCTTCTGCTTTTACTTTTGGGCTACTAAATCCTATCATATCTTTAAGGTCTACCATTAACTGTATATACATAAGACGTTTTAATCTTTCCACAATTGGAACAGCGACTTATAATCGCTATTCCAATAACATGACCGTAAACATCTTTAATATCTTCTTGTTTGATAACTTCACACTTATGAAGACCAAACGCACAACGAGTATTTTGACTTACTTTCATATCTTATTCAAAATCGTAACCAAGTTCATCAAGTTCATCTTTAATCATACCGGCAATAATCTTAGCATTAGGATGAGGTTTGCCAGTCTTACCATAATATCTTAAATCAAGAATATGACGCCATTCTTTAACACTATAAGTATAAACAACTTCAGTGGCTAAATCAAGAGGTAATTCTCCTCTTGCGTCTTGAGGTTCCATTCCATCTGCAATTTGAGCAAGATATGCTCTACAAGAAGAATCATTATCAAGAAGATAACGTTGAAGCATAGGCTGTTTATACTTACGAAGTACAACAGCAGTATTATCATAAGGATGCCATTCGCCATCATCAATTTTGATATAATGACATTTACCATCTTCAAACTTATAATAAGCAACTTCTTCTTGCATAAAGTCAAACCAATGCGGCTGACAAATAGCACATTCACCTTCAAATCTACCACGAGAATAATTGCAATAACGAGTAGACTGTTCAGCAATATTATTAGGACTAACACGATTCAATTCACGAGATGTACTAACTTGTGTAATAACATTAAAAGTATATCTCATAAGTTTAATTCCTGTTTCAGTAGTAGCAAAATATTCTCTACTAACTTCATATTCATATAGAATAGTAGCAGTATTTGGATGGTCTATAAGAAATTGTCCATTAGTAGCAACATAAAATTTATCTTTATAAGATTCAAATTCTATATAAGGACATTCTGTAAAATTCTCAACAATATATTTATAAGCAGATGTAAATTTACTCATAATATAATAATGAGAATCATGCCTTAACATACTAAGATGATTAGACTTTATCAAATCCTCATGAAGTTGTCCATCATCTCTTCCAGTTTTAAGAGCATAACAAACTCTTGCACATCGAGCAACATGACTAACAATATCTTCAGGAGTCCAAAGCTCGACTTTAGGTCTAACAATTTTCATAATTAATCTTTGTTGTTCCCCCGTAGGGAAGTTGAAAATATCTTATCGTTCACTAAGTTCAATACCTTATGAAACAACTGGAACTTATTCCCGTTATTCTCAATAAGAAAATCATATTCAACATCAGTAAATACTTCACTTGCATGATTAGGATTACGAGACTTATTATCTTTAACAGTATCTCTTACAATTTTAATAACATATCCATTATTTTGTCTACGGATAACATCACTTTCATTAGCAAAACGAACATCAGGAATAACACAATATCCATGTTTACTACGAGCATCAATAGCAGTATTAATAGTAGCCGTAACCCAGCAATTCTCGCTGATACGATTTCTACCAATTTCTGTTCCAATATATTGCATCATAGTTCTAAGAGTAATAGCAACTTTATTATCATAAGTCATAAGTAAAGCAGCAAGAGGAGAAGTAGCAAGGATATTATGATTAGCAATAATATAATCTTCTCCTATACGATTTATATCAACGAAGACTCCTAAGTCCATAAGATAATACTTACGTTCTTTATACTTAATATCATCAAAGAAATCTCTTGGAATATTGAATACTTTAGAACAAATATCTTTGGGAAAATCTCCAAAATGAGTAATAGAAGAATCAACTTTATTCATACCCGGCTTATCCCACTTGATACTCCAAGTTCTATAATCAGCTCTAAATCGGTTATTGCGAATAATATATGAAATCATATTCGCAACTGTATCTTTACCAGATTGAGCTTCACCATTAACACCAATAATAGGTCTAATATTTCCAATCATATCTTTATTCATATTTTTATCACTTCAAATATATACAAATAATACAGACCACTTTATAAAATTATTATATTTAACCTTTGTTAAGGTCAAGCCATTTTAAGGCTCGCCACAGCCTGCAAATCTGAATATTAACAAGACATCAGCCGATAGGGGAAAATGCCATGACGGGCAAAAGAGTGGCATCTACGGGCACATCGCAGCACAGTTTTACATCAGCCGATAAACAAAAGCGGGAGCTACCACGAACAATATTCGCAGCAACTCCCGCACCTCAAACACTAACAATAACTATATATCAAATTCTACAAGCAATATATTGTTCATTGTATTCAACAATATTAAATTGAATATTACTATCGTTCTCATAAAGAGTACGAAAATATTCTCTATGAGAAATAGGACGAATTTTCAATCTACCAAAATTATCTACATGACAAGGACGACACGCTTTATCAATCTTCTCTTCACTGAATATAATATACAACTGACGACCAGCATCAGAAGTACAAGTATCAGCTTCAAGATAATATTTACTTTTAAGAAGTTCTTTATCTCTTATATAAATAATATTATCTCTAACAGAATACCAAGCACGTTCCTTATCTATTGTAGTATTAATAACATTATAGAAAAGTCTAACATTACTATTCATCTAACAATATCTTAGTTTGTTTAATATGAAAAGGAACTTTTTCAACTCCACTACGTTCTCCAAATTCAACAAAGAGATGTTTGCCAATATAAAGATGCTTATCTCTAAGTATCATTTGTTGATATTCATGGGTAGCACTAAGTCTTGTTTCAAATTTAGCATGATTTACATCATTCTGACAAAGAATAATAGGTAAGTCTCTCTTAGGTTCTTTGTAAATATCAACTATAACAAATTTGCCATCAGTAGCAGATTTAAACTTCTCCATATAACCAACACGACGACGACCATATTGATAGTCAGCATCAGGATTACGAAGAATAAGTCCTTCAAATCCAAGACCAATATAGAAATCTCTTACTTTCTTAGCTTCGACATCATTGGTAATGCTATCAATAGGAAGAACTATGATACGTTCTTTATTATTAAGATGAGAATTAAGAGTAGCAAAATTAGTTATTTTATTAGGTAAAAATCCTTCAAGAAGATGATACCTAAGTTCTTGTCGCATATCTTGAACTGCAACATCATAACACCAAAATTGAAGAGCTTTATTCTCAACGCAATTAGCATCTTTAACAAAATGATTAATCTGATTTACACTATAACCAGGAAGATAAACCTCACCATCTAATACCCAATTCTCATCAAGCATATATTGAATAAGTCTCTTATCAAGATAAGTAAGAAGATATTCTTCAAGATTGTTAAGAGTATTCCAATAAATACCCTCACGAGATTGGAATTTAAGTTTAACAGGTTTAAACATATCTCCATTGTTATATTCAGCACTAATAAAACATCTAAGACCGTTTATCTTATATTGTCCAAGCATAACAGAAATCTTATCCCATACTTTACCTGTATAAGTTTTAGCAAGCATAGGAAGAAGTCCACCATTATTTTCATTTGTACGATAACTTGGAAGATAAGTATTAAGATAATCTATAAGGTATCTCGATTGTTCACCCTCTACTTCCTCTACGGGGGGCAGAATAATAGAACCATCATCCTTGACATCTTCCATAGTTACATAACCAGTCTTACGTTTATCATTATATCTACTTTTAAGTTCAGCAGCAGGGTCTTTTTGTGTAACTCTATAAACATCCGTTCTAATAGTTTTACCAACAATCCCATATCTGACTATAATCTTAGAAGCATTTTCAACTAATTCAGCACTCCAACAAGTAGGTACTTCATTATTATTCTTTCTATATAACCATTGTCCCATTAACTTTTAGGTTTAAGACCACCAAATGCAAACGTAACAGCTTTACTACTAAGAATCTTAGCTTTACGCTCGGCAACAGTTTCTTTTTTAGGTTTAGCTTTAACAGCTTTTTCTCCTACTTTGAGAGTATCACCATCAAACATGGATTGAACCTTATCAACTCGTACTTTACGAGTATTACTACGAACTTTCTTACTATAAACAACAGGAGGATTTTCAAGTTCAAATAGTTCATTCTTCTTTAAAACTTCTCCATATTGTTCCATAACTTTAGCATATTCTTCATTAGTCATTCCATTATCCATAGCTTTGTTTAGAAGATAAGCAAATTCTGCATCACTTCTTTGCCAAACATAACTATTAGTTTGACGAGGACGACCACCATCAGGAAGAACTAAAGTAGCATCAAGTTCTTTTAGCACAACTTGTATAGCTTTATCTATTCCCCCACGTTCTTTAATATGGGATTCGATAAATCGTATATCTTGCGCATCAAGTTCTACCATTATAATGAGCTTTTATCACATTCATGAATCACAATACGTTGTGGTTTACCAATAAGACAATAATTGTATTTAAACCACTCAAATTCATCCCAAGTAGGACGGTATTTAATATTGTCTTCAAATTCCACCTCTCCGGTAAGATAACTAAATCCACTGGGAATAGGATTACCTTTATCACTATCATCAATAAGATGAAGCTTCTTTATAGCAGCTATATCTTCTTCAGATATAAGGTCAACTTCGCCATAGATATAAATAGATTTTCTACTTACAGTAAAACCGTTATCGAGAGTAGTTTGTTCACGAGTATCAAGTTCTTTCTCTTGCTTCTCGGTAATAGCCCGCATAACTGTAAATCTATCTCCTACTATACCTTTAGTACGGCAGAGGATTGTCTTGGTTCGTATCCCAAGAAAGTTCTGTTTCTTCATAATTATCTACTATATATTTATATGATTTATCTATAAGTTCTTTAATAAATTCAACTGAATACTGACTACGTAATTCTGCAAAGTCTTTAACATCATATTCTCTTGGAATACAAAAAGGAATTATACCATAATTATCTCTAAGCCAAATAGCTTCTCGATAACCAGCATTATCATTATCCATAAGAGAAACAATATAACCATGAGGACAACGACTTCGTAGCCAATCATATTCATTCTGTTTAAGTTTATACGATTCGTGAGGAATATTAACAAGACCAATATTCTCTATGGGCGACCCCCCGTAGGAGAAGTCAAGAGATATACTGTCAAGATAAGCTCTAAGACTTATTCTATCTTTAGTACTCTTAGTTATTATAATAGCATCATATTTATCAAGTTCAAGATTAAGTAATCCCTCAAGACAATTACTATTAGTAATAAACCTTACAGTACCATGTTTTCTATTAGGAAAATAAAGTTTAATATTATAGATACCTTTTTTATCTTGTCCAAGAATATAAGCATAACAAACATCTTTTCTATCATCATCATAATAATATTTAGGTTCAGGATTAACCTTTCTATTAACATAATATTGTTGAACAGGATATATAAAATTAGTATTAAGATAACTAAGAGGAACATGAAATTTACCCCAATAGTTTTTATCATAATTATTCCATTGACGAGGAACAAATTCAATAATAGGTTTTCTATTACGAGCAGCTTTTATACCATCAGCAATAACTTCATTAATAGTTTCATCTTTATCCTTACCATATATAATATTTCTAAAAGTATAAGCAATATGTTTAAGAACAAAGATAAACCAACCCTTATTAGATATATCTACGTTTTTATGGATAATCTCACCAATAACAAGAGCAGCAGCATCAAAACAATCACCATGAAAATAACCAGCAAAGTCTTTACCTTTAAGCTTACCACGATTGTCGTATCTAAAACCAAAACTCGGATGTTCATCAACACGAAAAGGACTTGAAATAAATTCGCCAGTAGCAATACAATGTTCAATAACATCTGTATCAATACCTGTGTAAGCACTAAAAATACTTACTTGATTAACTTTAGAAAGGATAGTATCTTTTGTAAGACTACCATTATTTATAGTTCTTCTCATATCAACTTCAACATCTTTAACGTGGATAATAAAAAAAGGGATAAGACACCAAATATAGCATCTTATCCCTTTATATCCAACTATTTAACTAACTCTTAGAACGGCAGGTCGTCGGCAGGATTACCAGTTCCAACGAAAGCAGAAGCACCGCCAAAACCACTATCTGTACCACCCATAGGAGCACCGCCCATAGCAATACCAGGAGCAGCACCACCCATCATAGGAGCACCCGGAATAGCAGGAGCAGCAGGTTTAGCAGTTTCTTTATAAACAATAGATTCTTTTGCAGCATCTACTTTAAGAAGCGGAGCAACATTCTGTTTGTAAAGCTCGATACAACCTTCACCAACAAAGTTAGTAAAGCCCAAATCGCCAGCTGTAGATTTACCACGAACAACAGGCTGCCAAGCATTCTTAACTTTAGTAAAGCGGAGAAGCTTCATCCAAATAGGAATAAGAGCACCACTTGCAGTCTTATAGACCGGCTTGCCGTCATTGTTCATCAACTTCACGAAGTTCTCGAATAGACTCTTCCAACCGTTCAGAACAACTTCTGCATCAACGGGAATATAATTACCGTCTTCATCAGTATCTTCAAAAGGCAGACAAAGAGCATCTTCTTCGGCTTCAGTCATAGCACGACCTTTGAGAACAAATACATCCATGATATGTTTCATCCAACCAAGAACAGAATCAACTTTCCATGCTTCTGCACCACCAACGATAGTAAGAGCATTACTTTCAGCCGGCATCATACGATGAGTAACATAACGACGAATAGATTCATTTTCTTCGTTACTTGCGAACGTAAGAGTAAGAATAGGAATAGCACATCCAGCAAACGATTGCAGACCTTGTACTTCAGCACCAAGAGTAACCCAAGTTACTTCTACATTGTCAAGATGTCCTACAAACAAACCATTTGCACGATTAGCATCACGGCGTTCGTCAAATTTAAGACGAGACGCAGCACGTGTTTCATTGCTAATACCTCTGCGATGTTTCTTTTTGGTTTCTTCAACTTGAGCAGCTGCCCCTTGTTGTTGTTCATCACCAGCAGCTTCACCTGCCTTAACTTCTTCTTGTTCTTTTTTAGTTTGAGTACTCATTTCAACTAAATTTAAAAGATTAATAAAATATATAGATAAAAAGAGAGCCGCACTTAGATTATCTCCATGCGCGGCTCTACACTATCAACGAAAAGGATTGTCTAACTAACGGACGAGTTATTCAGCAGCAGTTTCGTCATCAGAACCGTCTGCCTTTTTACCTACACGGATAGGTTTTTCTTCTTTGGATTCGCCAAGTACAGCAACTTTCACGGCAACATTTTCATGACCGTTAAAGATTTCTGCATCTACAAGGTTCTCAACGTCAATAGCGAATACACGGTTCAACTTTTCTGCTGTGTCACCCATATCGGCTTTGAGCTGATTCCATACGTTAGAGTCGGTAAAAGTCAGTGAAACACCTGTACCGGTAGTAGATGCCGGATTCGCACATTTACTTCCTTTGTATTTCGCAACTTCGTCTCCTTGAATAGCTTCGATAAGAACGGCTTTCAGTTCCTCTTCGGTAGCACCTTCACGATTCAGAGCAGCAACCAACTCTTCATTTTCAGAAGCACGGGCAGATTCAAGACATTCTTCAAAGTGATTGTCAACGTATTTAGCCTTATCAGCTTTCGTCATACGTTCACGAGTTGTTTTCGGGTTACCCTTTGAATCAAATTCTTGGATACCTTTCGCAATACCCCACATATCAAATTCTTTGTGGATAGCGATAGCAGCTTCCATAGAATCAATGTCAAGTCCGTTTGCAGTACAGAACTCAACAACTTCCGGCGCTTTGTCACGAATTGCAGCATCAATGTTATCCGCATTGGTCACGAACATGATGTTGTCTCCGTGCTGCAACAACAACGCCTTAGAAACCGGAGGAGTAATACGGAAACTACCTGCATTTGCACCTGCAACCAATTCTGGTTCATAACTTACATTTCTCTGACCTGCATTAACTGCGCTAAAACCGAAAGCCAATTTTCCAAAAGTTTTCATACTAAATTTGTTTTAAAATGTTTATAAATATGAGGTCTAACACCTCTTTGTTATTTCACTTCTTGAGCTTCAATATCAATAATATCTGCATCGTTAAGCTCTGCGCCAGCAACAATTTTAAGTTCACTTGTTTCATAAACTCCAAATAAAATGTCACTTGCAATATCACGAGCAGCATAAGTAAAAGCTCTATGTCCAATAAGTATTCGAGCATACTTTTTATAAGTATCTTTCTCGAACATTTCGGCAGCTTGAGCTTCACTAAAACTAAATCTTCCAATAGAATGAACTTCCTTATCACGAACTATACGACAAATATCATATTCAGTCACATAATCTATGGGCTGATTAGGTATTCTATAAACAGGAACAAGTCCTTGTTTAGCAAGTTCTTGAGCATGAGCAGGATTCATAGCAATAGAGAGTTTATTATTCCACTGATAACTTTTATATATGTTATTATTAAAATCTTTAAAATAAAGAGTTGGATAAACATACATAATATCTGTGTCTTTACTCTCTAATTGTTTCTTTTCAGCTTCTTTACGATTACTGCATTTAATACAATAATCAGGAAGTTTATCCTCAACATAAACGTTAAAACCATCTGTATATTCATACAGAGGACTATAATCTTTTGTACATTCCCATGTTAGTCCTGCCTTTGATAATAACGATTTAATAATGTGAATATCAACACCAGTTTTACCATTAATAACGTGCACGTGTTCAAGACAAGTACTAAAAGGTAGATTAAGGTCTTGTGCTCTCATTAGAACAGCAAGTCCATCTTCTACACTCGCAATACCACCTTTCTTACTTCTTGCAACTTGTAGCATAAATACTTTCGCAGCTTCAAGTTGATTCGGGTCTAAAAGATTAACCCGATTAAGAGTATGAACGTTATGTACAACAGGTTGTTTACTCACATCTTTTCTTGTTGTTGCAACGGAATGTTCACTTGCAACAACTTCTGTCTTTTGTTCTTTGTTCTCGTCCATTAATTCAAAGACCTCTCGTTTTGATTACACCACAAATATAAATCTTATTCCATTACTGACAAATAATTCCACAATTATTTTCATTAAAAATATCACTATCTACCGTTTTAGTAGTAATAGTTGTGAATCGGTTCGGCTTGCTCTGTAATAGCTTCGTTTCTTCGATTGTTCCCTGTAAGAACACCTTATATATAATATGTGGTGCACTATTAAAAAGAACTTTATTAAAACGGTATTTAAGAGCCGCAACTTCATCACACAGAGGACTTGTCAAAATCCAAACGTCTACGGCTATTTGCAGCTCGTCTGACGAACTATTTTTCACGGATAATACTTTTAATTGTCCTTGCTGAAAAAGTCGCTCATTCGCGCTGGAAATCGCCTTAGATTTGACGATTCTCGGCTTGCCCTTGTTAGCTCCGGACTTGTATAAAACAGGAATCCCATTTTCATCTACAAGAACTCTTGGTTCAATATTATCATGATAATCACCACAATCAATACCATTTTCTTCAAGATAAGCAGTAACACGAGCAGCAAACTCTCCACGCTTAGATATAATCATTATTTGTTTGTCAGCATTTTCCTTGACAATATCAAGAATAGCATTAAGTTTAACATCATTATCTGTAACAAGATTACTTCGTTTACGAATAATTTCATAACAAAGTGTAGCCTTATCCAATAGAATATTAGGATTATAACATTCATCAATCTGACGATTAAATCCAATAGTCATATCAAGTTCGGCAGACCAACCATTATTTAGCGCAAGCTGATTACGAAATTCAGCAGCACTAACACCAGTTTTATTATCACCAACTCTTGCTTTTGTAATAGCATCAAAATCCCCAAATATATTAAAGCATTGAGTTATAAAATCAGTATATTTATCATATTCTTCTTTATCAGCAACAGGGAGTAGGCAACCTACTCTTCGTTCCTCTACGGGGGAACTCAAATTAACAGCATTAATATCATTCGCACTTAATTCTACATTAACAGCAGGATAGTGCTTATATATTTCCATTAGGTTATTAGAGTCGATAACATCTTTAGTAATAATAAATAGATGAAAGTCAGAAGTAGTTCCTACACAATTAACATAATTACTATAACGTTCAAGACCAACAAAAATTGCCAGATTATATACATATCTATACCGAGCATTAACATAAGTTTCACTTAGTACAGTAATATGTTCTTGATTTATTTCATTACTTGTGAGAGCTTCTATAATAGTCCTTCGAGTTTCATATGTATCAACACATATAAAAACTTTTAGGTCAGGATTCTTAGCCATCATCTTCTTTAATATCACTACGATTAGTTTGGCGTATTCCATAGGTCTAACACAATGAATTGTACCATGACCTTTGTTCTCTCGTCCCCACTTATCAGCTAACGTCTCATACATTGACTCAATTGTCTTCATAATAATCTATATTTTCATCAACATAAGCATCAGCATATTCCTCTTCAAAGGCAGCATCATCAAAAAGACTATTAAATTGTCCATAAGCTTTCTTGATACGAGTTTTACCTTTTCCTTTAGGACTAATACCAAGTTTGATAGGATTAATAATCTTCATAGCTTCTTCATAATAATACTTATAATTAATATTACGAAGAGAAATATCAACATCATCAAGAGTATTTATAACAGTAACAGACGAACCAGCAGCCATACGAGAACGAGAAGCAGTATCATTATGAACTTTCTCAATTATGCAACCAGTATTGGATATATAAAACCTAACATATCTTTGACATACAACTTGTTGAACTTGCTGATTATTAACAAATGTTTGTTCGACATGAAATTGACGTCCAACATTCTGTGTCTTACAAAAGTCAAGAATATTAGTAGCTTTACGAAGTGTATCCATAACAGGAACATTTTTAAGAAAGTAATCACTAACCGCTTGAGCAACAATAGGCATATCATATCCTTTCTGTAAATCAACAGCATACATAAGAGGATTAAGAGCACCTTTATATTCAAGTTTAAGACCTTTCTTTGTACGGAATTGACAAATATAGTTATTAACATCACGAGCAATAAGACAATGAACTACATCTGTATCTGCACTCATCTTCGTCTTTTCTTGCCACCATTGAGTTATACACTCATATTTACTTATATCTTTATCATAAACCTTAACCATGATACCATCAGTATTAGCACTAATAATATGAATACCATTAAGTTCAAGTTGTTCACAAAGCATAAGCAACATAAGCTGACCATTAATTGTCACTTCAAGTACAGCTCGTCTGTCATACAAATCTCCTTTTTCAAAACCAAATTTACCATAGATAGAATTTATCACAATCTTCAATACAAGAGCAAGTACATCACGAGGAATACCATCAACAATATCATCAAGACTATGTTTAACTTTAACTCTAGTATCTTTCATCCAACGAATAAGACCAGCAAAAATCTTCTTAAGCATATGAGCAGGAGCAACTTCATACTCTGCCATAATACTTGGATAATAACTGGCACAGTTATTATCGAATAATAGTTTATATAGAAGTTTATTAATCTTCTCTATTATTCCTACATATTTCTATGTAGATTAGACTATATCTTCATTTAGACAAATATCTCCAATGATAACCATAAGCAGAACGCTTTGAACCATTACAAGCTCCTCTAATAGGTTGAGGTTTAAAAGTAGGATTAACTTCTATAACTTCATCCATATTATTATAACTTCTAATTAATTCAATATTACCATTAGGACATTTTATATACTGACCAATACTATTAGACTTAATAAGTTTCATTTTATTTCTATATTCAATAGTTTTATGAGAACTTTTATCACTATTAGCATATTTAGAACGAAGACTTTTATCAATATAATAATCAGATACTTTATAATTATATAAATTATCTATACCTTGTTCAATTTGATATTTTCTTTCAAGTTCTAATAGATTATCAGTAGTTCTTTCTAATATACCAAAATTAAAATTATCTCTTCCATATTTATTAAAATCATTAAGTAATTGTTTATTGGTATGAGTATTAAGATAAAGTTCACTAAAATGTTTGCTTAATCTAATACCTATATCTTTACTACTTCCAATATATCTTTTATTAGTAACTTTACATTCTATAAAATATATACCAGCAACTCTATAATTAGCAAAAATACCATAAACATTATGATGTCCATTACGAACATTATTACAACTTTTCTTTGCTTTTTTAAATTTAATCATATAATTATAAGTATTAATATTATAAACAAAGATATAAAATAATTTTGGATAATAAGAACATTTCTAAATGTCTTGCACTTCGATAACAATTAATAACTTTGTTATCTACTTCCATATAGGAATAGTCGTTGAACTTTCATCTTAATTAAGATGCTTAGCTGCGGATTGTCCAATAACAACTCTTTTTACTATACCTTTAGAATTACCTATTGCCACAAGTATATCACTACCTTGTTTAGTAAGTTGTTCTCTAAGGAGTTTCCCGCAATTCACAAGATTACGACGCTGCCAATCAACGTCAAAATGAAATATAGTAAAAGGATTAGCATTTTTCTGTTCCCCCGTAGGAGATGCAGAGACAACAGTCCCACCATCATAAGGAGTAGTACTCCATATTTCCATAGGAATATCTCTACTATGCAAACCACCTGTACCAAGACTATAAACTATATTACCAATCTTAACTTCTTTATTAAATTCTTCTTTGCTTACTCTATAAATAGTAGTCTTTTTAATTTCAGCAAGAAGTTTCTGAAGTTCGGGAGTCTTAAATTCTACACATGGGAATATTATTTTACCAAGATTCATACCTGTACGTTCAGTACGTTTACCTTTCCATTTTTCAGGTGGTAGACCACTACGTTCAGAATAGAACTTTTCAAACAATATATCAGCCATATTACTACGACTACTATTAAGTACGTTTACATTATAAACACTACTAACAGAATATCGTGATTTAACTTCTTCTGGATTAAGACGAACAATTTCACATACAATAAACACATCATTTTTATTATAATGCATCATAGGTGGAATATATTCATCTAACATATATCTATCCCACTTATCAATAAGTTTATTAAGCTTATCGGGAGGTAGTCCTTTATACAATAGATTATCATAATAAAGTTCTGCATCCTTTTCACAAATAGGAGGAAGTTCATATTCCAGTAATTCAAACCATTGAAGATTTATAGAAGTTTGTTTAAGACCTTTTGGTGTAGCTTTTCGTTCACCGGTATCTTTATCAATTCTAACTCCAGCTTTATTAAGAGCGAATATTCGCATAACATCAACATCAACATAAGGAAGTTTAAAACGTCTAACAGTATTAATCTGATAATCGTTATATAGTTTTTCCTTATCATCTTGAAGAGATATAATCTTCTTACTAAGAGTATATAGATACCTAATTAAATCTTTAGTATTGTCAAAGTGAGCAACATTCATAAGAAACCCAGCCACCATGAGATTATCATAGCTAAGTCCATTATAAGTATATACATTAACACCTTTATGTCGCATACCATTAATATAACCAACAAGAGATAATAGTTGACTATCATCTTTATCAGTAATATAAAATGTATCACATTTGACAGTATTAAGTCTACGTTTAATTTCAGCAACAGTTAGTTTTTGAACCAACGGTATAGGCTTACCTTTGTCATTAACACAATCTGCAAATACTTTCAGATAATCATTAAGACTAATAAACGTAACACTAAAGAAATTAGGAAGTATCTCAACATCCGCAGCTCTACAATCAATCACTATTTCATTGTTATTCTAAACATTATAAGTTACAATATCATTAGACAAACGTCTAAGTAAACTATTATATTTATCCACATTATAGTGTTTAATTCCAAGAGAAGGATAAAAGTGTAAATGATAATCAAGATTATCCAATACAAAATCGACATCATTAGCATTAGGTTTAGCATCATAAAATAATCTATATGCGTCTCCAAATACAAATGTATGTCGATAATAACCAAAACGCCAAACTTCAAAGAAGATACGTTTACATTGAATAACCGAACTATCAAACACTTTATAATCGTTACCAAGTTTACATTTAACAGCACAGGAAAGTAGACAATGTTCTTCAAATACTTTATTAGATGCACGATTATAAATTCTAATAATATCGTTGACTGCATCTTCATTATGTTGTGGAATCACAAACATAGCATTTGCAATACTATTTCCTATATCATTAAATATAACTTTATCTTCGTTTAGAAGTCTTGCTGGACAATTTTGACAAGCTACGTTCATTTATAATAAGATTTTCAGGATGTACATAATAGAATGAATATCTATCTATTTTAAATCTTGTATAAACAAGAATATCTTCCGGCTCATCCATTCCACGCCATCCAAAATCTTTATGAACTCTAACAATAATAAGACCATTTCTCGTATTATATCCTACAATACGTCCATGTTCTCTATTATTAGTTGCTTTATCAAATTCGCAAGGTTTGCCTTTATTTTTAATAGCAAATTCACAAGTTCTATCTTTATCTACCATAGCATAAGAATAATTCAGTTGACGGTCTACTACAAGCAACATATAATCTACGGAGTAATTCATCTTGATTTGTATATGGATGTCCATACTTATCATAAACCATATCATTAACATCAACAAATACTGTATTATAAGTTGAGCCTTGACTTTTATGAGAAGTTATAGCAAATCCATAATCAATATCACGAGAAAACAATACTTTACCATAAGTATTAAGTATATTATTAGCAAGTAGATATTTCCGTTTAAATCTATAATATTCTTTCCATTTAGAAGCACGAGTAGAACCAGTAGCAATCTTAGCATCATTAATAAGATTATTCAGCTTATTAAAATAAAGATTAATAGTGAATTTATCTTCGTGGTCAATAATACAAAGAGGTTGAGTTATCTTACCACCATGAATAGCTTGAAATTTAACCATGAAACATTTGAAATCATGAGTCTGGTCTTGAAAATCAGTTATATCATGTATAATATACTCTTCACTATTATTTATAATAATATCACTAAAATCATCAACAATAGTAGCATAAGACATTATAAGGTCATTCTTTGTAATAATGTTCTTATCAGCACCTTTTATAATAGACTTTCTAACATAATTATTCCACTGTGTAACACGAGCATTAGTATAAGCAATAATCTTATACATATCAACATTCTTAGTATATTCTTCATTAGTAAATGCTTGTTCAATATGATAATCAAACTCTTGAGGACTACAAACAGTATATCCACAACCACGCTCATTATATTGACTTTTATTCTTAGGATTAGCTATATAATTAAGCATATCATATCGACCACGACTAATATCATTACGAAGAATATCAAGAAGATTACTAATAGGATTATTATCACCTTGTCGAACAGTCTCATTAAGATAGTTAACACGAGTTGCGATAGTAAACGCACGACTAACCTTTTCATTAACCGGAGGTAGCTGACTTGCATCTCCAATATAAATAATCTTAATATGATGTTTCTTACAAAGTTTATTAATATAGTTAACCAACTTTCCATTAAGCATAGAAGATTCATCTATGATAAGAACTCTTATTTCTTTATCAAGAATCTTAATATTACCAATAGGATTAAAAGCTGGTTTTTCAGGGTCGAAATTTTCTATATCTACATCAAGTCTAAAACCAAACATAGATTGAATAGTATCGACAGACTTACCACCAATAGCATTACTGAATACTCTACACGCCTTGTGAGTTGGTGCAGCACAAGCAATAACACTTGAACTAAATTTGCAATTCTGAATCACATATTTAGTAACAAAAGTTTTACCAGTACCACCAGCTCCACAAAGCGCATGAACATAATCAGTATCAGACCACGGAGCAGCTATAAAACTAATCAAGTCATCAACTGCATCAGCTTGGTCATTGGTAAAAGTAACATTACTCTTGTTATTTTCACCATATACATTCATTACAATTCATTTTCAATATCAAGTTCACCATTTTTAATTCTTTCCTCATAATCTCTCCACTCATTAAAAGCAAGAGACATACCCTCAACATCAGCAACGTTATAACACGTTACGACATGGAACATAATAGGACTAAATGCTGTTTTAACAAGTTTACCACGAGCTAACAGACCGGGAGCAATAGCGCAATAATGTTTAATATCAGTAGCTTTTCTACTATCTCTGTCACGAATAATCTTAATTCTATGACCATAAGTATCAAGCCATCGAGCATATATAACTCGTTTATTTCGCGTCTCGTAAGATTCAGTAGTAAGAGGATACATTTTATCCTTGTATTTAACTCTATAAACTCCCTCTTTATCTATACATAATATACCATCACATTTAGTCTCTACAACAATATATTTGCTACTTACTTTCTGTCTCTTAGATTTAGCACTAAGTCCAAAAGACACTTTAAAGGTAGGCATAACATACTACTTTCTGTTAAATTTACCTTTAGTAAGATTCGACCGAACAGCACCAATAAGGTCTACTTTACCTTTTCTTCGTTCAGCCTTAGCAGCAGCTTTAGCAGCTTTCTTTGCTTCTTGTTCAGCAATTTTAGCAGCTCGTTGTTCATCCAAGTTCACTTGAACAAGCGTATAACCACAGTATTTGGTAAGGAAATCAATTCTTCCCCAAAAACTATTACCAATAAGACTTGTGTTTTTCACAACACTAATCGTTTTACCGTTGAAGGTTACAGCAGGGTTTCTACCCAGTTCTTTAACTACAACCGCTTCATCATATTTTCCCATACTTTACACGTTTAATGATTTGTAATTTAAACTTTATTTTCGTCTATCATATCATTATAAAGACGACTACATTTATTAAGCAAACGACGAGCGACAGACATTTTGTCATCGTCTAAATCAGCAGTATTAAGATTAATAGTAATATTATCATTACTTAATTTAGTAATAGATTCACCCATAATACCAATTACATCAGCTGCAGTTCGAGCATCAACAGCAATATATCCTATAATCTTAGAGTTATTATCTAATATTTCAATAATACCAGCTTTAGCTTTATTTTCCATATTATTATTTATATAAATATATTAAGTAATAAATAAATAGCACAAATTATACAATCAGCAATAATAGCCCTATTAAGAGTAATATACTTAATGAACTTAAATTCTTCTATAACATGAATAGCAAGAATAAGAAGAATACATATAATCAATAAGATAATTTCGTCCATAATGATTTGTATTAATATGGTCGGCACTACGTGCCTCCGCCGCCCGTAGAGGATGAGAATGAATACAACCTATACCAGCTCACTTACCATTACTACCAATAATATGTTCATGAACTACATCAACAATTCTCTTAACATTATCAGTTAAAGTCTTTATATGTTCAGCACTTTTAAGAACACTATCAGCAAGTTTAACAACTTGTTCTTTAAGAGCAACTTGACGCTTTAGAGCTTCATTAAGTTGTTCTTGTAATTTATATACACGTTGTCTTAGCATAACAATATCAACAATTAACAACGCTATAACAAGAAGCATAATCCAAATTAAGTTTTCCATGCAGCACTATGTATTTTTCTAACAATATCATCTCTAAAATCCTTGCATTCATGTCTTGCTAAATCTTTAATAAGAATATCACAAAACTCAACGTCAGGATAAGCAAATATAACATCAAGAGGTCTACGGTAGTATTCAAGCCATTCTAAATAAGCATCATCATCTCTTCTATGGACTTCAGCAATTTTAGCAATAGCTCTTGCAGAATAATTATTTATAGCAAGCAAATCATGCCAATGTTCTCTGATATATTTAATATCTGACCAATTCTTCGCATTCTTGGCACAGTTATGTTCTATAACTTCAAACCATTGTTTAGCAGCAGTCTTAGTATTATGATAACAGAAATCAACACTATTCTTATTAAGAGTAATATCAATACCATTATCAATAACTTTAAGTTTTAGTTCTCGCTTTAAGAAATCTACCCAAATACAAATAGCAAGTTTATCTTTGAAATAACCTCGCCCAATTCTTACAACATCATAGACATGAACACCATTGATGTTATCTCTATATTTCATTGATGGTCGTCGTGTACCCATAAGTATTAATGAATTTGGTTAAATGTTCGTATATAGAACCATCAAGATATTCTTGAGTAACTTGGTCATCAATTCTATCTTCAAGTCCTAAACGAATATAACTATTATCACATTTATCAAGAAGTTCAGTAATGCGTTCGTATTTAACTTGGTCATGGATTAAACTATTCATTTGTTCATCTTTACGATAAATAAGTTGTTTAATCACATATAACTCTGCAATACGAATACCAGCATTAAGAGCTTTATAATAATTATCATCTCTAAAACTCTTATAAAGTTCAGCAAGAAGACTTATATTGTTAGTAAGTTCTCTCTTATCAACATTACGAGGTTCAAATGCAATAGTTCTAACATTAGGACACCATTTGCCAATATTAGGATACCACATTATTTCTACACAAACACCATAACGAATATGTAGCATATTAACTACATCCGCAGCACCGCTATTCTTACGAATAATACCTTTACCAAGTATTCTATCAATAGCACTAAGAAAATAAGATTCTACATTATCCATAAAATATAATATTATATAATTAAACAGGCATTTTAAGGCTCAATTTGACACTTTCTGTCTGACTAATACAATTAATCGTCTGACATATCAAAATGGCATGGCGGGCAAAAGAACCGCATCTACGGCTGTGATACCGTCCGTTACCAGCATATACTCTGGAATGAAGTGCAGCACTTTCGTACCAACATTTACATCATAAACTATATGTTCTTCACCATCAGTATCTATATCAACAATAATACCAACAACAAGTTTATCATTCAACCATGTATGCACACGTTGACCACATTTAAATAAAGCATTATCTTCTATAAATCTTTCTTCAGCAATAGATGCTTCAATATCAGCAATATTATCCATATAAAATCTATATTTAAGTTTAACAATAAGTTTTAAACAACAAAGCCTTATACTACTTTCACAAGCAATATAAGGCATATTCTAAAGTTGAGTTTGAAAAGTTTTGTTTCACACATAGACTATAATATTATAGTTTCGGACTTCATTTCATCCATCATCAGTATGTGAGTTAAAATTAGTAGTGCTACTTTCACAAGCAACACTACTACATCATGTTTAATTATTACAGGATAAAAAAGCTCTTATTTCTTATGCTTCGTCAACTCCGCAATAAGTTCCTCACGCGACATATCTTCATAAGATTTACCTTTACGTTCTTTGTTATCTTCAATAGAACGCATCTTGTTGGCATATCTTTTATCAAGTGCAGAAAGTTGGCTCTTCATAACTGCATGAACAGTTTCACAAACAAGAACAACAGTTTCTTTACCATACTTGGCAATATCTTGCGGAGTAATAGTCTCGATAGCTTTTACCATACAAGTAGGACAGAAACATTCAATATCATCCCTAAGAGCATCATCTTTCTGATGAGCAAGAAATTCTGCAACTGACACATTGCTATCTTTAGCAGCTTTAGTAGCTGTTTCGATAAGGTCAATCATATGGTCATGAGCACGTTCACGGTCACGTTCTTCTTCCGATTCAGCTTCAGCTTCCATAGCAGCGCCAACAGCAGCTTTAAGTTGTTCAATCAAATCTTTACCACCATCACGTTCAAGCTTAATCATAAGACCTTTACCAATTCCTTCAATATCTACTATTTTAGATTTCATATCTTTATCTCCTTATTATTTTAAATAACCAAAATCGTCTTCGCCGAAGTCATAATTATCATCAATGTCTTGCTCTTCAGCTTTAGCAAGTTCATCAATATCATTATTAAGTAGTTCAGCATGAACGTCTACACCTTGTTCGATAGATGTATCTTCATGTTTGTCTTTAGTTCTAATATATGTAACTTTAGACATAATGTTTGGCTTATTAGGCAGAGGATGAATAGGATTATATTCCTACACATCCTCTACGGGGCGCACCACTACTTATTTAATCTCCTCAATCCCTTCTTTCTCCATGAAAGTAGCAATAGTTTCTTGCGCATTAGAAGCAAATTGACTAAATGCACTAATAAGAGCAGTTAGAAAGAACTGTTCACGATAAGAGTATTCTTTGATAATACCGTCAGAACTAACTCTGAATTTATTCCAAAGAAACTTCACAAAGTTACCCTTACCATCTTTACGGATAACACCGGTTTGTGAAAGATGATTAAGAATGTTGAGGCTGGTATATCTACGAATAGCAGCATTATCTTTAGGGATATACGCTATCTCAAGGATATGTTCAGGAACATCAACATTAATCTCACGTTTCTCTTTACCAACAACAGTTTTAGACTTAGCCTTTTCAGCATTAGCCTTAGGAGCAGGAGCAGTAGTAGCAACAGCAGGAGCAGCTTGTTGAGCAACTTCTTGCTTAGTATCTTCTACTTTCGTTTCAACTTTAGATTCTTCAACCTTAGTTTCCTCTACTTTAGGTTGAGCATCTTCTTTCTTAGTCGCGCGAGCAGCTTTCTTAGCAGCGTACTTACTTACAGGAGCAGTACCATCCTCTTTCAATTTTACCATAATTCGAACTATTTTAATATTAACAATATTAGTTGGATTAGCAGCAGCATTACCAACTCTTATATGACAAACATAATAATACTATTTCTAACTACCAAATTATACAGTACTTTTATTTAGTGGTATAGTGTTAAATTCAGATAAACCACCAAGTCGAATAGCACTTTTATTAGTAGCAGTAATTATATTATATATGTGACTGTACACTTATCAGCACTACGAGGTAGAACTGTGTGATGTTTCATATCACAAGAGTCAGTAGAACCACGTCTACCAACTCTCATAATATTTGTTCATTAGAACCCACCGATTCCCATCATGTTCATCGCCAGCATATTCAGCATTTGCTTAGCCTTTTGACATATCTCAATCTTAACAACATGATTGATAATAGTATCATGACCAAGAGACTGACCGTCAACATCAGAACTACTGAACGGATTCTTATAGATTTCATCCGCAGCAACTTCCTCTTGAACAAGGTCAACTTTAGCACCGGCAAGTATCACCTCAAGACCTTTAGGATTCTGAATAAGCTGATTAGCAGCCCAAGCTGTTTCATCATTATCCTTGAGAACGGATGCAATACTATAAGATGAAGCAAACACAGTAGCAGTTTCACCTTTAGTAAATACACCTTCGCCATCAGACACATATCCAGGAATACCACGTTCGAGACTTAGACTAACCATAACATAGTTGTCTTTAGGTGTAACAATACTACTGCGAACACGGATTCCAGCAATCTTATTACAACCTTTAGCAAGAAGCTCTGCAACTACCTGCTTATTAGTCTTAATCTTAGACACAACGACACCTTTGTCTTCATTAGTAGGTTCACCACCACCAATTACTTCTTCAACAACAGGATTTTCCTTAGCATTTTCGGCTGCTTTACCATCTTTCAATTCTGCCATAGCAATATTAATTTATTTAGTTAGTAATAGAATTGGTCCGCCAACAGCAATAACATTTATATAGTTATCACCATTAACTCGCCGAGATTTATTTTGTTAGTGAATGAGTTGTGGATAAAGTGAAAGATTAAGATTATCTCTCACTATAATATCCAGCAAATGATATAATAATCTGACATTATATCACTTAAAGAACATAATCCAACATAAGGTTATTATGAAGATTATCATACAGACACAACCAGCTATCAGAGTAATCTCCGATAACCTGTTTCTATTAGGATTTGGCATATAGTTATAAGTATTAATGATTATATAGATGTTATCATAGAAGCCGTTATAACTTTTGGTTATGGGCTATAACTTATAGTTATAATAACTTTTGGTTATAATGAACCGTTGGAGTTATAACTTTTGGTTATAATGGAGATAATGCAGTCGCAGCTTGGATATGATGAAGTCTATGCTTATCAGCATTATCATGGGCATGATGAAGAGCATTATCACCAAGATGATTATCATAAGCATTATAAAAAGCATTATGAACATGATAAGATTAGGCATTAGGAGAATGATAAGCAGTAAGAATAAAATAATAAGGAGAATGGAGTTGGAGAGGAAGAGGGAGACGAGCATAACTACTCGGCGAATCTCCCCTATCACCATCTCCATAACCATCCACATCCTCATCACTTTTCACCACCATCAACAGGAACATCATCCCAATTAAAGTCATCAAGTTCTGCTTTATTGGCAATTCTACTCTTCTTACCACCAGTATTACCAAATATCTCCATGACTATATCCAGACTTACTTTGCCCTCTTGTAACAGATACTGTACTCTTTTAGCACGTTTATCTGTCCCACAATCTGCAATAAAATTACCATCAATATCGAAAATATAACCCAAAGTTCCTTGAGAAAGATTACCTATATTAACAGCATATCCTTTAGTAATAGGTTGCGCTCTAATAGTAGCATTAACAAGCTTTTGTTGCAGACTATCTTTATCAGCTTTAGCTTCTTCAAGTTCTTTCTCAAGTCTCATAATGTTATTCCTAAGTTTAATTCTCTCACGTTTAAGCCTATGAATATCATCATCACCGTCAGCACCTTTGACCTTTTCAAGCTCTTCTTTGAGACCTACAATCTCATTCTGAAGATTAGTATTTTCATATTCAAGAGCAGAAAGAATCTCATTTTTAGTAGTAACAAATGATTTATAAGCACCACTATTTCTGACAAGTTGCTCCATAACAGCATTATCAAGAACAAGTTCATTAGATTCTGTCACTATAACAGTGTCACCGTTAGGACGTACAACAAGAGCAACATTCTCACATTCAATAGCAAATAGTTTCTTTTCCATAACTTTCAACTTTAGTTTTATTATTAATATTAGTATTATCACGATTAAGAATAGTCTTATCAGAACCACTCCGAGACTTATTTTGTAAGTGAATGAGTGTTAGGATAAGGATTAGCATAATGAGTCTAACCTGTCACAATGTATCACATTGGCATATGGATTGGCATTAGTAGGTTTATCAGTAGTCTTATCAGAACGATTATCAGAACTACTTCGGGTTTTATTTTGTACGTGAATGAGTTTTGATAACGTTTGAAGTGAAGACCAGTTTCCCAGTCTCCACTACAATTCTATTTCCTGTCAAGTTCAATTCCAAGACAAACAGCAAGTCCAATACTAACAATAACACCAAGCATTGCTATTTCAGTACATCCTCTTTGATTGAACATCAACGTGCCCCACAGTACAACCAAGAGCACAACAATAAGTATGACAATATCTTTCATGATGATAATGATTTGTGGGAGCAGTGTTGCCACCACTCCCAATGAATACTACAATTTGACACCAAACAACTTCGTGATGAACACCTGTTGACGTGTCATGTCTGTCACTTTCATGAAGTTCTCAACGAAGTGCTGAGCCACCAAGTATGACATCATCTCGTCCAACTTGACCTCGCTAATCTTGTAGAATATGGCATCATGACTGTCAGCATCAGCTTCATCAGCTTTCTGAACAGCAGCCTCAACTTCAATAGTAGCATCAGTCAGTATGACATTGAGAACATTGACAAGTTCTTCAACACCACCAGCTTTGGCAGAATCAAGACGATAACCAAAGGCAGTAGTAAACTTGTCACTAACAGCTTGACGAACTTGTGCAGACAATGCTGTGAGCTGCATCCGCATCTGTTTGACGTTCTGTTGCTCAAAGGTAATAACACCATCAGCATCAACATTACGAACAAAGCCAAGAATATCATCAGCGATAGTGACGATAACCTTGCCGGTAAACTGTCCTTCAAACTTCTCCATTCTGATTGACTTAATTGTTGTCTTCATAATACAGTCCTCCTATGACTGCTACGACTTGATTAGTAATGACCATGTTTGCGTAGTACAACATGACCAGCAACATCAACGTGATGTGCCAGAATTTGTTTTGTTTGTGAATGAGTTTTGACATTCGCTCAACGATTCGTTTTTGGAAAAGCATGACGGGGGGATTCGATTCGAGAAAGAAGACCGGGGGGTTCTATATACTACCCTCCCTCATATAAATATAGATTCTAAATACCATATATACTCATATCTACATTCGTATAAAAATCCACATCATTCTCCGCACTTCCATTCATATAAAAATCTCCATTACTTCCAACTCCCAAATCTCCAAGTTCTCCCCCATCTACATATAAATCCTAAATACAACCTATACTTACACACCCATCCACATAAACTTTCCCATCAACTCCTAAGCAAATATTCTCATTATTTCCAATACATTCATTCGCATAATCTCTCATCTTACCAATAATATAAAAATCTCCATAAACTCCTAATTATCCAATCAAGCAAAAATCATCAAGTTCATCTCCATCAAAATCCTCATGACTCCTAAGCAGATTTACACGTTAACAATCTCCACCGTCTCCTATACTCTCAATAAGATAAAAATCAGCATCATCTCCAATATGAGCATCAGCAGGATAATCGGCAGATTAATTCCCAGCCACAACCGGTCTTATATTGCCAGTATAATCTACATTATCATCAATAGGACAATCTGGTCTATAATCACCACGACAAGTGGGTTTATAATTCCCAATACCAAGTGCTACAATATTTGCCCATTCAGTTGGGCTTTTCCCCCGTAGAGGATGTGTAGGTATATCACCACAATAATCTGCTCTTATATCCCCATGTATATCTCCACGACAACCATGCTTATATATCTATATTATAATTATATTATAAATAATATAATTATTAATATTATTATTTATATTAATATCTAATATAATACCTCTATTAATATGCGCACGTACATTATTATATACGCACGTATATTACCTATTATTCGCGTGTGCGTATATGTACCTTATTATATAGGGGATATGTTAAATTAATGTTAATTACCATATAACATTTGGATATATAAAAAAGTTTTAATACTGTTGCTCAAAATGATTTTGTTATGAGAAATGATACTGACAAACCTACTCCTGAACCTGCCGTTTATAAAGCAGGTTGTCGTGGAGATAAGAAAAGAGAAGTTAAGCCAAGTAAACTCAAGATTGGAACTCTTGGACTTGAAGCTATTGTTAAACCAAATAAATAACTAAAAGATGATTAGAATTGAATCTGACAAGATGTCCTATGACATCCTCGTGCCAACAGACATTGAAGAAATTACCAAAGAAGACATAGACGCTCTTCTTGCTGGTGTTGTAGTTCCACAGTATTATGCTGTTGTAGCTCTTATTTATAAAGAACGTCTTTATAGCGTAGTAAGTAATGTTAAGAATAACAAGACTACTATGGTTAAATGTGTTCCTGTTCTTGCTAAGCTCCATGATGGAGAAACTAATGCTAATGGTTGTGAACTTATGGATAAACTGATTATTCCTACAAGTTCTCTTGAAAGAGCTAACCTTATTACAATACCACAGAATACTCTCGACCCAACTGTTGTTGGTCGTTATTGTAATTCTGATGATGCTCTTGTAAGAGCTATTGTTACTGGAAGCTACTTTAATGATGGTAGTACATCTGATATGGCAGCAAGAGAACTTGCTCCGGATTGTTACTTCATTGATTTCCGTATGATTCCTGTCAATGATATTATCGGTGGTTATAAAAAGGATGTTACTCCTGAATGTCCTTTCAAAGTTCCTAAAGAACCTGCTACTGCTGAAGGAGAAGCATCTCCACTTTTGAACTAAGACGTATCTGCTATTAGTTTATATTATGAAGCAACGGTTGGTTATGTTGTTATTCTTCACATCCTCTACGGGCGGTGGAATAAATCAACTTGTGAAAGTTGCATAATCTGCTGTTGCTTCCACACTTAAAACTATTGATATGGACTTTAAGAAAAAAATTGTTAGAAATAGAGTTATAGACCATGAACTTGATGATGATTATTTACTGATATATAAAGATATTGATAATATTCTTGATGATATTGATTTTGTTACAGAAGACGATAGAGTTCTATGTAGAAGTATTGTTGATTCGTTAGAGAAAGAAGCTGCTGTTCAACTCCTTGCAGGACAATGTGTTCAATTGCCTTATATTGGAAATATTCGTCGTAGTCCTATTAAGATGGCTATGATAAGTCATTATAAGGAATTTAAAGAGAAACGTTCTGAACTTTCACGAGAAGAATATGTAGCCTACTGTAAGAGTGTGATGAAGAAGGAGAAGATGAAGATACAGAACATGGAGATACATAAACGGAAGATGAACGTGTTCAAAAAGAAGTATCTTAAACTATGGATGGATAAGAGAAAACAGTTTGGTGATGCTTATGCTAATTTATATCTTCTTTGTTATAGAAATTGGACTGTTGTTGAATTTGATTGGGATGTAGAAATCGCTTATCAAGAATCTTATGGTAAAGTTTAATAAACCTATAAAGAATGTTCTTAATTATCCTGATGAAGTTTGGAAACGTATTAAAGAACAAAATGCTTATATATCTAATTATGGTAGAGTTAAAAGTTCTATTACTAATAATATGCTAACTATTCATTGGGATAAAAATGGATATGAATTTATAATTCTTTGGAATAAAGATATACAAACTAAATGTTTGATACATAGATTAGTTGCTATTGCTTTTGTAGATAATCCTAACCCTAAAGAGTTTAATGTTGTTAATCATATAAATGAAAATAAAGCTGATAACCGTGCTGAAAATTTAGAATGGTGTAACAGTAATTATAATAATACTTATAGTAAGGGTTATAAAATAAAACGTATTGATTTATCAAACGGAAATATATCTGTATTTAATAGCGAAAGAAAAGCTGGTGAAGCTATTGGTAAAAGTGGAACTTTTATTAGAAGAGCTTTATTAAATAATACAGTTTATAATAATTATAAATGGGAAAGGATATGATATGGCAAATAAATTAAGAGTAGATAAACTTTTATGTATCGACGAGACCGGTATGCCACAAGCTCCGGATATTAAACAACTTCTTGATAAAGACGTTCAATTACTTTGGCTTAGAGATAAGACTAAAGATAAAAGTCAATATATTAAAGAAGTTGGTGTTATCTATTATCTTGCAGACCCTAAAGGTCCTTGTAAACAAGAGGGACTTAGTGATAATGAAGCTATTAAAAAAGCTATTGAAAACTTTGATTTACCTAAGACTTATCAACCGGATTTACTTGTTTGGAAACTTGCTAAACGTTATTATAATGCGGAGATAACTGTTGCTGGAACTGCTGTTGAAACTCTTCTTAGAAGTATCCATAATGTTGCATTGGCTGCTAATAAGATGAATGAAATACTTACTGATAAACTCAATAACGAAATGAGTATTGAAGAAGCTAATACTGTTATTGGTATTATGGATAATCTTAATAAAAAGACTGCTGAAATTCCAGCACTTATGAAAGCACTTAATGCTGCTAAAGAGAACTTACTTTATGAAGAAGAACAAGCTGTAGCTCGTGGTGGTAACGCTGTCATGAGTTCAATGATAGAAGAATAAGTTATGTTAAAACTAAGAGATAAACGATATAATGATATACGTCTTGTATTTGATGAGCCTCAACATAAATACACAGATACTTTAGGTAATGGATATATATCCACTACTACAATTCTTCATAACTATCAACCTAAGTTTGATAAGAGCTATTGGTTGAGAAAGAAGTCCAAAGAGTTGGGCATATCAGAGAAGAAGTTGGAACAACAGTGGGATACTATTAAAGACGAAGCTTGTGAACGTGGTTCTAATACTCATAATGGTCTTGAAGATGGTATTAAAGGAGGAAGTCAATTTAAGAAAGCTATTCAATATCTTGAAGCTCGTCAAACCGGTGAAATGATTACCGTTGCCGATATACCTACTATTCTTGGTAACTATCGTCTCTTAGATTTATCTGAATTTATTGAACTTACTGAAAATAAGTATCCACAGATATATGAAGTGTTTCAACGTTATACTGATAATGGTTATCAGATATATGCGGAAATTGGAACGTTTCTTATTGACTTTCTCGTTAGTGGTACTATTGATGTTCTTCTTCTTAGAGAAGATAAGTTTGTAATTGGTGATTGGAAAACAAATCGTGGTGGACTTAAATTTGAAGCTGGTTACTTCAAGAAAGATAAAAGTCAAAAGCCAGCTCAAACTACAGATATATGGGTTCCTAAACAAGATTTTCTTCTACCTCCTGTTAATAATCTTCCTAATTGTAATGGAAGTGTTTACAATCTACAACTTAGTATGTATGCTTATATGGTAGAACTTATTCTTGGTATTCCTTGTGTCGGAATGTGGCTTTGTCATATTGATTCTGACTTTGAATTGAATGAGTATGGACAACCTAAACGTTTTCCTGATGGTCTTTATCATGTTAAAGAGAATCCTAAAGAGAAAACAACGTTCCATGTTATGCCTTATCGGAAACATGAAATTGAACTAATACTTAATGATAGACGTATGCAACTTGAAGCTGGTGCTGTTAATACACAATTTAAACTTGATTTATAATGAAGGATTTATTTTATAAAGTATTTGCAGGTATTAGTATTATATTTATACTTGGTGCTATACTTAATGAATGTACTAATGATAAATCTACTTTGCCTATAAAAGAAGTTATATATGTTCCTACTCCTGATTCTATGACTATTCAAGAAGTTATCTATCTTAAAGAAGAACTTCGTAGATGTCAAGATAGTCTTAGAATTATTCGTACAGATAGTGCAATGAGTTCTGAATTATTTGTTGCTAAGTATAAACTTGAACGTATTCGTTATTATAATGATATAGCCGCTAAAGGTAATAATATAAAGTATTTAAGAGGATGGATAAACAGAGTACTGAACGAGTGATAGTATTCGATGAAAACTATCGTCGACCAAGAAAAGTTATTCGTATTAATATTGCTACTGGTGAACGACAAGAATATGGTAGCGCATATTGGGCTGCTGAATCTATTGTCACTACAAGTACTGAAATACGAGTTACTTGTAATCGTAATGAGGGTTTAAAGAAACCTCAATTTCAAAGAAAAGGTTATTATTTTATTTGGGGAGATTAATAAGTTATGGCTGAATTTGCTAAAGCATATAAAAAACTTGAAGTTGCAGAAGGAGGTTATGTAAATGACCCTGATGATGCAGGTGGAGAAACTTATAAAGGTGTTTCTCGTAGAGCTAATCCTAATTGGATTGGTTGGATTATACTTGATGATTTAAAGAAACATCATCCTAAGACTTTTGCTTCTATTGCTAAGAAAACTCCACAGCTTGAAAAAGCTGTTCAAGACTTATATAAAAAGAACTATTGGGACTGCTTTAATCTTGATAATTTTAAAAGTCAAGCTATTGCAGAACAATTATTTGATTCTTGTGTAAACACAGGTAAAAGTGCTGCTATTAAAATGGCTCAAAGAGTTGTTAATGTTAAAGTTGATGGTAAATGGTCTACTGAACTTGAAACCATTCTTGGTCGTCTAAGATGATATGCTAAAATACGGGTTTCTGATAATCATTAACTAACTAATCAATAGAATCATGAAGAAGTTATTAATAGCGTTGTTGTTTATGGCGATAATCAACTTATGCCTACAATTGGTGATAATTAACAAGATAAGTAGTAGAAGCGAACTTAAATTAACAGATGTAGACAGTGTTATTAATAGAGTTCGGATTGATTCTATTGAGTTAGTTATTACTCAAAAAGATAGTACTATTGTTCATATTAAAAATACTATTAAAGATGAAATTAATGAAGCTAATGCTCTTAGTGATAGCTCTTCTGTTGAGTTGTTCGAGCGGTTGGTGTCAGAATGATGCTACACATCCCCTACGGGGGGACACAACAAAAGTAATTGTCAGTATCGACTTAATTCGCAAAGCTAATGTTAAGTTGATTGAACATAAACATTGTCCTGACATTATTAGTGCTAAAGATACTATCATTAAACTTGAGAGACTTAAGTATCATACTCTTGATAGTATTTATAATGCTGAACTTGTAAAATGTTACAATAACGTTCAAGTACTTCAAAAACAGGTTAATTCTACCAAACGTAGAAACAAGATATTAGGCGGTGCTACTATTGGTAGTGTCGCCATTGTTGTATTGACACTATTGCTAAAGTAGATGTTATGGCTAAAGAAGAATATCCTTTTAAACAATTTATAGAAGAAGATAAGAGTCGCTATAAAACTGCTACTGAAGCTGGTTATTATGACCCGCATAATTATTTTCTTATAGGTGATAGTGGTGGTTTTCTTATGAATATTAGACCGGGTAGATTTGTCCATACAGATAAGTTTACATTTATGGCTGATACTTATGTTCGTGATAATAAATATACTCATTATAAACCTGATAGTATTCCACATAGACAACTTCGTCGTCGTGAATGCGATAGACGTAAGAACGGATTTGACGCTCCTTGTTGGCTTAATGAACATGGTCAGATTGAGAATATTCATATAAGCGGTGACTATTATAACTATCTTAATTATACACGTATGGAACTTACCGATGATAGTACTCTTGTTATTGGTAAGAACGTTACTACTGCTGAAAAGAAATATGCTTTTCCTCGTTTTATAGATGCTCAATTCTGGACACATAATGTTCTTGAGTTTGCTAAGAATAATGGTTTTCATCTTATTATTGTTAAGACTCGTCGTGGTGGTTTTTCTTATATGATGGCTGCCCGTGCAAGTAATGCTGTTAACCTTAGAAAACATAAAGTCTTTATTAATGTTGCTGCTGATAAAAAGTATCTTATTAAAAAAGGTGGGCTTACTGATTTTGCTGTTGCTAATCTTAAATTCTATGAAGAAAAGACTCCTTTTAAAAGAGGAATATTTAGTCCTACTGTTGAAGACTTTCGTCTTGGATATAGGCTTCCTAATGGAGTTGAGGCTGAAGATAGTTGGCAAAGCTCTCTTATTAGTGTATCTGCAAATAATGACCCTGACTGTGCTATCGGTAAAGACGCTATTGGTGTCAATGTAGAAGAGCTATCTACCATGCAGAACTTTGATGATTTTATGAAAGTTACTGAACCTGCTATGACTGTTGGTGATATTACTACTGGTATGTTAGTTGCTTGGGGAACTGCTACTGCTACTAATATGCAAATATTTGAACAAAATTTTTATAATCCTCTTGCTTACAATTTTATGCCTTTTGAAAATGTTTGGGATAAAGATGCTCGTGGTGAGATTTGCGGATTCTTTAAATCATTTGCTTGGGGTATAGAGGGAGTCATAGATGGACAATATGGTGTTGATAAATGGGGTAATAGTGATATTGAAGTAGGTCTTAAACTTGCCGCTCGTGGTCGAGCTAAGAAGAAAAAAGATGCTAAGTCTTTCTCTGATTATCTTGGTTATGTTGGGCAAAGAGCTTTGTTCCCTGCTGAATCATTTAGTAGTGCAAGTGAGAATATCTTTGTTGGTGAGAGATTTAATCAATGGGAAGAAAGACTTCGTGTTGATAGTAGTTATAAGTTTTATGTAGATGGACAACTATTTAGGAATGAAGCTGGTCATGTAACTTTTAAAAGTAATGCTCGTATAAAAGCTGAAGACCCTACTGCTAAAGTTTATGATTGGATTCAAGGTGTTCCTCGTAAAGGTAATGAAGACCCGCATGGTTGTGTAAGAGTTTGGTTTGCTCCCGAATATGATGAATACTATGTTAATGATAAACGTATTCGTGAGATTAAACAAGGAACTTATGTTGTGACTTATGACCCTGTTGGTATTGATAAAGATAAGAATGAAATTACTGATAAACATTCTCATAATAGTATTCATGTTTGGGAAATGCCTAATGAACGTAATGGATTTAAACTTAAAGTCTGTGCTGCTTATTATGGTCGTCCTGATAAACTTGAAGAAGCTGATTATATATTTCTAATGTTATGTATATGGTATAATGCTGTTGGTACTGGTATTCCAGAAGTCAATCGTGGTGAAACTGTATCTAACTTTAAGAAATGGAGAATGCTTCGTTATCTTGCTCATGAACCTCTTTATGTTTGGGATGCTAATATAAAAGAAAAGGTTAGTAGTACTTACGGTTATATTATATCTGAAGGAACAAGAAAACTTGATGCTCTACGACTATTTAAAGAGTTTCTTTGGACTCCTATTGGTAAAGACGCTAATGGTGAAACAGTATATATGTTTGAACGTATATATGATTACCAAGCCGTATTGGAGATTAAAAAGTGGAATCCTATGGGTAACTTTGACCGACTATCAGAAATGTTATTGATAGGAATATACTGGAAAAGTATAGATGTTAAGGGTAAGATTGAACTATCAAGTCGTAAAAGACTTGAAGATGCAGATAGCCCTAATGATATTATGGAAAGAGAATGGTTTTAATTTAATACAAATATTAATATGTCTGAACATGAAGTTTGGAAACCTTGTGCAAAACATTCTAAATATATGTGTAGTAATTTAGGTAATATTGCTAATATAAAAACAGGTTTTCTATTAAAACCTCAAATAAATAGAAAAGGATATTATACTGTTACTTTAAGTGATGTTTATAAACATCCTATAAAATATAATCTTCATAGAATTATAGCTGAAACTTTTATTCCTAATGATAATCCTAATAATAATCATGTTAATCATAAAGATGAAAACAAACTTAATAATAGAATAGATAATCTTGAATGGTGTAATAATAAATATAATCATAATTATGGTACTATTAAAGAACGAATATCTTCTGCTTTATCTTATGGAATAGTATGTCAATGTACAAAAGATAAAACTATTATAAATGAATATTCTTCTGCTAAACAAGCCATTAAAGATAAATTCTATATTAGAAAGATTCTTATTAGGAACATTAATAATAGATTTTATAAAGGTTATTATTGGTATTATAAAAAAGAATTAAATAGTAATTTATGAACTTAGATTATATGAATATAACTTATTTTCCTAAACAGAGAGTAAGTTATGAAGAAAGGCAACAGAGTTCTTGGTATGCTAACTGTTGTGATGGTGTGATTGCTCTTGCGCAATCTATTAGGGATTCAGAAGAGGACGCTGACGTAGATGAAAAGTTTGATATTCTTCATGGTAATATACCAGAAGAATATTACCGTAAAGCTCTTAATCCTTATAATGCTACTCAAGATAAATATAAACGTTTTCCTGCTACGATGCGTAATTATGATTTAATGGGTGGTGTTATTAGACGTTATGTTAGTGAATATCTTAAGAATCCTCATGACTTTATTGTTGGTGCTAATAATCCTGAAGTGGTTCTTGCCAAAGATGCGAAACTTACGCAAGAACTAATGGGACTTGCTGAACAAGCTATTGCTGCTGAAATTCAAAGAGCTTATCAAGAATTTGTAAATGGTGGTAACGACCCAGCTCAATTTAATCCTGCATCTGAAATAGATGTTGAAGCTTTCATTAAGGAATTTAATGAGAACTATATTGATGATATTACCATTCAAGGACAAAGAATACTTAATGTAATTCGTGACCTTACTGACGATTTGGCTCTTTATATTAGAGCTTATTTTGAATTTGTTTCCTTTGGTCGCTGTTTTACATATACTGAAATTGCTGGAACTAAACTTATCAAACGTGTAGTCAGTGTTCGCGATGCTTATCCTGTACCTAATGATAGCGTTCTCGTTGAAGATTATGATATGTTTGCTGAACGTCGTAAACTTAGTTATCAACAAATCATGGATGAATTTGCTGATTATCTTGACGATGACCAGATTGCTTTCTTAGATACTTATTATGCTCGTGATACTGTTAACGGCGGAAGTGAACGTGCTCTTCTTAACTTTGATAAGTATTATTCTTATAATAAAGATATTTGTTCTAAGTTTAGTCCTGAAGAACGTAAGAGATTCCAAGATGACAGACCTATGGCTCGTGACCTTAATAGTGGTCTTTATGATGTATGGCACGTTGTTTGGAGAGGTGAAGTAAAACGTGGTATTCTTCAAACTCAAATTAATGGATTCATTACTGAAACAGTAGTTGATGAGAATTATGTTCTTAATCCTCAAGCTGGTGATATTAGTATTGAATGGGTATGGGAACCGCAGGTTTATGAATCAGTTCGTATTGGTACTCGTAACACAGCTGTTTATCCTTATAAGTACAGACCTATTGCTTATAACCGTAATGGTAAGCTTCCTTATAATGGTCTTATGGAACTTATTCCGGGTTATGGTAGATTCAGTATTGTAGACATTATGTTGCCTTATCAAGTGTTTGGTAATATAGTTGCTTATCATAGAGAGATGGCTATTGCCAAGAACAAACTTAATGTTCTTCTTGTTGCTCGTTCTCTTCTTGGTAAAGTTCCAGAAGATACTATCTATAAGATGGCAGCCGATGGTGTACTTTATATTGATGATACTGATGATACTGGTATGGTTAAAGCGGCACAGACTCGTATGTTGAACGCAGATACAAGAGATTATATTACTCAACTTACGAATCTTATTAATGCTAACGAACAGAAAGCTATGTACCAAGTAGATATGACTCCTCAACGTTATGGAGAGATTGCTACATCTGCTGGTAAAGGTACTACCGAAGAAGCTATCATTCGTGGCTCTATGGGTAGCGTTATTATAGAGTTTATGTTTGACATTATGCGAGAGCATGATTATAATAGAGATATTGACTATTCTAAATTAGCTTGGATTGACGGACTTAATACGTCTTATCGAGATAATAATAATCAGATTCGTTATATGTCTCTTGATGTCAATAGTCATATTCTTGCAGACTATGTTATTAAGTGTAAACTTTCTGCTCGTGAGAAAGATAAACTTGACCAATATCGTGAACTTGCATTTAGTGCTGCTCAAAATGGAGATACAAGAATTGCCGCTGCTGCTATTGAAGGAGATAACTCTGCGGAAATTAAACGTATGCTTGATGAGCTTGCTGAACTTAATCAACAACATGAAGAACAAATGAAACAAATGGATGCTCAAAATGCAGAGATGCTTCAACAATATGAACTTGATAAGATTGCTGCTAAAGGTGAACAAGATAGACAGACTCTTGAACTTGAAAAGTATCTTGATAGTGAGATAGAAATGATTAAGGCTAATGCTAATATTATGAGCTTTGATAATGGTCTTAGTGAGCAAACTAAAGCTGCTGCTGAACAACGTATGCAAGAAGCTTCTAATAATCTTGAACAACAGAAGATAGGTATGGAACGTGAAAAGATGTACCTTGAAGCTAATGCTAAAGATAAAGAAGTTGCTGCTAAGATATATGATAGCAATATTAAACTTAAAGTTGCAAAAGAAAATAAGAATAGATTTGATAGACCGAAAGCTGCTAAATCTAAAAGTAAATAAGTAAATTACGTTTCTGTTGGTGGATAGGCTATTGCTGCTTGTGAAAGTGGTGGTAGCCTTTTTCGTTTATATTGACAAGTCTTTGCATCCTCTACGGGGCACAGAATCGAGCTGTATGGGCTTTTGCATCAGATTCGATAGATTGTTCACAGTAACTATTTTTGTCGTATGGCGGGCAAGCTATATAGGTCTACGTGCGTGTCTTGCTAATAGTGAGCTGGGGTACAGGCAGTCCGGCAGTAATTAAATAGATAACAAATTTATCCGGCTCGTAGTCCTTATCGGAAACGTGCTATTATATAAGGTATAAATAAAAATTATATTTGTCATGTAATAACTAATAAACATATAGACGTATGCCTGATTTTGGATATGGAAATGCTGGCGGTGGAGCTGCTGATAATGGCGGTGCTGGCGGACAAGGAACTGATTTGGATACTGGCAGATTAGATAATGCTGGTGCAGGTGGTACAGGTTCTGCTGATGATATTACTATTGCTGCTCCAGATAATAATGGAGATGGTAATAATAACAAAGGTGGAGCAAATGGTACAGGTGATGGAAACGGTGGAAATGGCACTGGAGACAATGGTAATGGTGGTGACGGTAACGGTGATGGTAACGGTGACGTTGAGCTTGTTGAGGGAACTACTATTGAAGTTGGCGAAGATAGCTATACCGTTGACAAAGATGGTAACTTAGTTGATAAAGATGGTAATGTCTTTAAAGAAGCTAAGGATGTTAAAGATTTCATTGCAAGTTTTGAAGTAGACAATGGTGACAATGAAATTTCTATTGATGCAATTAAGGACACTCTTGGTGTAGATATTGTTGATGAAGATGGAAAGCCTGTTGAATTTGACAATACTCCTGCCGGAGTTGCTGCTTATGTTGAATCTGTTATCGAACAACGCCAAGAAGAGTTTGCTCAAGCTGGTGTTAATCAACTTCTTGAACGTTATCCTATCGTTTCTGATGTGATTAATTATTATGTTGCTAATGGCAATTCTCTTGATGGATTTGGTGAAGTTAAAGACAGAAGTAATATTACGATTGACGAACAGAATATAGCACAACAAGAAGCTATCATTCGTGAAAGTTTTAAAGAGTTCAATAAACGTGGCAATGTAAATGAGTATATTCAATATCTTAAAGATAAGGGTACTCTGTTTACTACTGCTCAAGAAGAACTTCAAGGACTTATTGATGCTGACAATGCGGCTAAAGAAGAAAGAGCACAATTAGCTCGTGAAGCTGCTGCTAAAGAGCAAGAAGAATCCGATAAGTATTGGAACGGTGTCCAAGAAGTTATTAAGAGTCGTAAGATAGCCGGTTATGAGATTCCCGAAACTATTATTATTAATAGAGACGGAAAGAAAATTGCTGCTACTCCTACTGATTTCTTTAACTACGTTTATCAAGTAGACGAACAAGGAAATAGTCGTTATATTAACGACCTTGCTGCTATGACTCCTGAACAAAGACGAGATGATTCACTGCTTCGTGCGTATCTCCGATTCACTGGTGGAACTTATGCTGACTTAGTTAATTTAGCTATTAAAGACCAAGAAGTTAAAAAGCTTCGACTTACAGCTAAAGAAAATAACAAACGTACAGCTCGCATAATTCCTCCGGCTTCCGGTAAACCAAAAGGAAGTAAAACAGATTTTGGTTATAATCAATAACTAAATTTTACTGCGTGTATGTATAAAATGCGTGTTATCAGCACTGGTAATTATGAAGATAGAGGTTATTCTAATGAAGAATCTATCGCATATTTACAGTTGCAAAAACCTGTTGAAATCAACAGTTTTCTAACTTATAATTATGGTCTTGATGATGACCGTTTCCCTCTTAGTTTTATGACAGAGGGACAAGGTGCTGGCGGTGTCGTTGATATTGATACTGTTCAGTGGACTTGGAAGACAATGGGACGTTACAAGTTTACGGACTTTGTTACTTACTTTAATACTGCTGTTACTAAACCGGGTCTTGGTGGAGTTGAATTTGAAGTTCACTTCTCGACTCATTGGTTTATTGAACAACATGGTCTTATTGGACCTGATGGTAAGACTTCTGTTCGTATTCAGAAAGACTTAGGCGAATCGGCTTATGGTTATGGTTACATTCTGAAACTTGATACAGTTAATCCTGAAGCTTTTGTTGACCCTACTCTTCTTGCTAAGGGTAAGTATTGGTCACTGACTGCTCCTACGGTTTCTGAATCATATTCTAAGGGTAACCGTTCTAATACTATGGGACCGGGTAAGATGACAAGTCAACTTGAGTTCTATCGTCATAGTAAAGAGATTGCCGGTAACCTTGCCAATGTTATTACTGAATATGAATTTGAAGGAGCTGGTGGTGGTAAGAGCCGTTTGTGGATTAATGAAGAGATGCGTCAGTTTAATCTTCATATGCGTGTTCTTGGAGAAGAACGTCTGTGGCTTGCACAGTATAACCGTATGGTAGATGGTACTATTACTCTGAAAGACCGAGATAATGGTAAACCTATTCCTCATACTGCCGGTATGCTTGAGATTTGTCGTGAAAGTAACTATGATACTTATGGTGAGTATCTTACTTTGAACAAACTCAAGAGAACTGTTGGTGACGTTCTTGACCGTGATACTGACGAGGGTACAATGAACATCGTGCTCATGGCAGGTAAGGGATTCTTGGAAGACTTCGACGAAGCAATGAAGATGGACGCTAAAGAGAACGGCTTCTTGACTCCGTTGGGTGACAAAGAAATTCAAGGTAGCGGTAGCAATCTTGAATATGGTGCTTACTTCCGTAAATATAAGACTGTTGACGGTCATACAATTACTTGTAAACACTGTTCTTTCTTTGACAAAGGTACTGTTGCCGAAGCTGCAAAACAGAATGGATATATTCATCCAAGAACTGGCTATCCTATGACTTCGCATCAGGCTTGCTTTATTGACTTCTCTTCTTATAAGGGACATCAGAATGTTCGCCAAGTAAGACAGAAAGGTCAGATTTATAAGGCTAAAGTTCTGAAAGGTATGACGGATGTTCCTGCATCTTGGGGTGTATCTGATAGCAACTTTATTTCTACGGAAATTGATATGAGCCGTTTTGAAGTCAAAGGCTCTCGTGGTCTGCAAGTGGACAACTCTACGAAGATGTTCATGTTGGAATGTGTACTTTAATTAATCTCTAAACAATAATTAATATGGATTTTAATACAGCTGGTGCTGGCAAAACTGAAGAAGCTACTAATGCTTTAAAAGCTGGCGGAGAAACAGGGAGTTCCCCCGTAGGAGATGAGAACAAGAAAGAACCGATTAAGACTGCACAGCAAGAATCGGATGAAGAACTTAATGCACCTTTCACTTATAATCGTACTGTAAGTATTGCTCTGATTCAGAATTATTCTCTGTATCGTAAAGCAAACGATAAAGTGCTTCCTAAGCGGAGAGATTTCATTGGTTCTTCCGTGCGTAGTTCACAAGTACTTGCATCGAATCGTGCAGAGGTTGAAGCTTATTTTCCTCAACTTCTTGGTCTTTCTCCTAACAATGAAAATTTTATTTCTCGTCTTAAACAGTATTTGAATAACATTCAAGTTCGTGTTGATGAACTCGGAGTTACTTTTGATTGTTCTTTCCAATTTAACCATAAGCGGGATTATCTTAAATTTAAGGCGCAAGAAGAAGCTATTGAACTTCAATATAAGAAAGCTAATCGTCAGAATATTCAAGAACTTCGTAAAGCTCTTGATGCTAAGATTATGGCGATTAACAATCTTGAGAGTCAACTTCATGCTTACGGTAGTCCTGTTAATATAGCTGAATATCTGCTTTATCGTCACTGTTTACTTTACAGAGATATTGCAAAAGATACTGCTATTATTAATAGCGACCCTTATGTGAGATTCTACTTCCGTGATGATACGAAAGATAGAGAACGTCAGCAAAAACTCCGTCAAGAGATTAACAATGCTAAACGTAACTATGTTGAAGTTATCGGTAATGACGATATGTTTGATGCAGTTTACATTCAGTATTGTGTTATTGCTGATTTACCGATTGTTAACTCAATGCTTAACGATAGACTTGAAAAAGAAGTTCAACTTGATAAGTTTAGTACTGCTGAACCGGTTAAGTTTAACAATATTGTTAAGGATAAAGACATTGAGATTAAGTCGTTCATTGAACTGCTTATTTCTCGTGGTGAGTTTGTCCGTTCTAAGTTTAATCAAAACATTACTACACAGGACGGTGAATTTATCGGTGCTAACATGAAAGAAGCGATAGCTTGGGCTAAAGACCCTGATAACGCTAATGTTATTGCTGCTTTTAAGAACAAATTAAAGTATATCTAATATGACCATAGAGGAGATGCACGTAACGTTCAGAGAACTTGGACAGCAAATGGGTATTCAAACTACTCGTGCTATCTTCTCTGAAAACATTGATATTTGCATTAACTTTGCCATTGACGCTAAAGCTCGTTCCATACTTCGTGAGAATGTTGGAATGAGCTTTTCCGATAAGGTCGCAAGGGATAATGCAAAGGTTAGTCCGATTAACGGTCTATATACTCTTTATACTCATGATAAAGTTAGTGGTGATGCTATAAAAGGAGCTGGAACTAAATATGAACCTTATAACGTCATTCTTGATAGCGATGATGTTTATCTTTATACTGGCTTTGATTGTGCTTACGCTGACAATGATGTAGTACATTGTAGACTTATAGAACGTGAATCTCTTTATGATACACTTGATGACTTTTGCAATAGACCTACTAAACGGTATCCGGTTGTTGCCGTTAATGGTAATAAAGCAAATCTCGTTGTTGATGTCTATACCGGAACAACTGACAATCCGGCTAAACCTGCTGCTATTATCTATACTTATATTAGGAAGCCCGCTGTGGTTATTCTTGATGAAGAAAATCCTGATAACAGTGTTAATTGTGACCTACCTGAATATCTTCATAAGGACATAGTTACTGATGCTGTTAATTATTATCTTCAAAGTTTAGGTAGTAAACCAAGTTCTGACGGAGGTCAATAACTACTTATTAATCAAAAACATTAAGGCTTTATGAGACAATTTATTTTAGCCGCCAATGCTGCTTATCCTTCTGCTGTTCCTTTGACAGCTGCTGGGCAGGTTGGTATTACGTATTTGGAAAATGGTGTTGAAACTCTTGTGAAAGATGCTGCTACTGCTGCTAAAATCAAGGGACGTGCTAACATTCTTTGGAAGAATCCGAACACGAAATTAGGACAAATTGTTTATCCTATTTTCAAAAAGAACTTTACTTTTACCAAAGGTACTTATACTGCTGCTATTACTTTCGTTGCTGAACTTACAGTTGGCACTCCGGAAGCATATCAGGATTATAGTATCATTGTTGCAAAGAAAGGTTTGAAGTTCAATGAACGGAACAAATGGACGTCTACGGTACATACCGGAGCTAATCCTACTGCAAACGATGTTGCTTCTAAACTTGCTAACCATATTAATGCGAACTCACAGGGAAACGGAGTCAAAGCTGTAGCTGCTGCTGCCAAGATTACCATTACTGCACTTGAAGCTGGAAAAGATTACGAAATCGTTCCTGCTGACGGTCTTATGGGAACAACGGTAATTGTTACTACACAAGGTACTCCGGCTTATGGCGATGCTGCTTATGTTGCTGATTTGGCAAAGAAAGCTGCTGCTGATGCTGGATTTGAATATACCTATAATGACTTCGAGGGACTGTATCCTGCTTATCCTCTTAATCCGCTTGCCCAAGCTGACGAGGCTGATACAGGATTTACAATCTATACTCTCCGCTTTGCTGAACCGCGCGAAATGAAGACTCGTGATGAGGTTGTTCATCAGATTATTCAAATCGCTTATCCTACTGGTTCTGCCGCAATTGCTACTATGGATACAATCCTTGATATTCTTGCTGGCGGTGAAGTACCTGCAAGTCCGGGAGCATAATAGGGCTTACATAAGAAAGTTTTAATACTAATCGTAAAAGAGAAGTTACTGATGTTAATGCTAATATTAATATTGGTGACTTCTCTTTTTAGTTTGTCCCAAATGGAATTAATCGAAGAAGCTCTTGCGCAAGGTATTACGCCTGCTATCGTTGTAGCTATATATCTTATTATAACTAAGATTATAGATAATAGAAAAGAAAATATTCAAATTAAACTTAGTACTGAACTTACTAAGTCTATTAATGCTATAAGTTCTTTTCTTACTGATATTACAAAAAACATTATTGAGAAAGATAAAGATAAATGTAAAGCTGCTATTGAGGATACAATGTTCTCTTCCGGTATGAGACTTATTAATTTTGTGTCTACGACTATTATTAATAATCATATAGAAGCTAATAAAGAGAATGTTATTGCTAATATCCATAATATAGTTAATACAGAGTTTTACTCGGTTTATGCTACATTGTCTTTATATAAAATCAATGGTGTTAAAGCCTCTGACTCTCTTAATAAAGATTGGATGGAAATAATTGAGAAAGATATGTTTGATATTATTTATAATAGTAGTCTTAGTAAAGAAGATAAGATACTTACGTTTACTAATAAGATTAATCTCAAGTTCCAATCTTATGTTACTCATATGACCAATGTTATTATTAAATAATCGAATATGGTTAATCTTGATTTTGAGAAAGTAAAACAAACTGTTATTGAAGATGGAGTTAATATTGCTACATTGGAAGATAATGGGTTTGTACTAACTGACGGAATGCTTTGTGATTATCATGTTCTTCTTATCCTTTATCACATGAGAAATGTATATTGTGATGATTTGACTGATGAACAAGCTGAAAATGTTAGTGAAATGTATAATCGTTTAATTGTATAAGCATGATTAAAAATGTAGATGGAACTTATATTTATCTTGTAGTTCCTGCTAAATACGAATGTGTCTATACTAAGTTGCTTATTAAGATGAGTGATTTAGGCGTTGACTTATTGAAAGATTGTGCTTCTACTTGCCGTGGTCTTAATAGACAAGTTCTTAACTGTTGGAATATGTTCCAAGCTGCTTGTTGTGCTTATGAGGCTGGTGAGTATAAGAAAGCTGATTTACTTATTAATTATATTAATGCTTCTCTTAACTTTGCTTGTACGGATAAACAATCTCCTGCTATTAGCAATTTTAAAGTTAATGTTGCAAACCTTAAAGGTAATCAACGTATTGAAGTTAATCAAGCAACTTTCGCTATTGATAATATAGATTCTGCTAAACCAGATAGTTTATCTATTTATTATAAGAATACTAATACTCTTATTCAAACTAATAAACCTTTGACAAGTCCTTTGGATTTTGATGAGTCTCAAATGCTTGATGTTGAAGTTGGTAAAACTTATACTTGGTATGCTACTATTGAAGATTCTGACGGTAACGTATATAAATCAAATGAATATACTGTTGCTGTTGCCGAAGATGATAAACCGAGTATTAGTAGTTTTACTCTTAACATACCTACTACTGTTACTGGTGCTCAAACTGTTACTTATGATAAAGCTACATTTGCTATTGGCAATAAAAGTAAAGCAAAACCAAACAGTCTTACAATCTATCAAGTTGAAGCAGGTGGCGATGTTGCTCTTCAAGAAAATCTTTCTATTGATAGTCCTGTAACTTTTGCTACTTTATCAATAGCTATGGCTGAGGGTAAACAATATAAATGGCGTGCTAAGATTGAGGGTAATGACGGTGCAAGTTATTATTCTAATATTTATACTGTTAATTGTGTTGCTCCTCCTAAAGAACTTACTATGTATTGGGGACCTGCTACTGTTAATGGTTCAGCTGGTGCTGTTGCATTTAAATCTAAAACAGCTACTGAACTTATGTTTCTTCCTGGTAGACAATCTAAGAAAATTGTAGGTAGTTCTGCTCAAACATTTACTATTAATCAAACAGAAAATGTACATTGGCTTCTTATACCTGACGGTATGACTCTTGTTCATGCTGAATATGGTGATGCTCTTGTATCTGTTCTGTGGGATAATGGTACTAAGAAAGGTGCATATAAAGAACCATTCGATGCAGGAGAATATGATGGTATTCATTATACAATGTTCTTTTTGTATAATCCAAGTGGTGGTTTTTCAGAAGATATTCGTATAACTTGTAAAAACGATTAATATATGGATGGTATTAATATAAGTCAACCTATTGTCAATAATGCGGCAGATAGCGAATATAATATTCTTCCAAATATTGATGCTAAGTATGGTCCTTATAGTAGTACCACAGAAGCTATTATGGCTCTTGCTCAAGAAGTAAGAGCCATTGGTCTTACTGTTGGTATTAAAACTTCTACTGGGATTACAGAATATTGGTTTAAGAATGGAATTTCTGATAATAATTTAGTAGTTAAAGGTGAAGTTCCTGACCTTAGTAATTATTATACTAAAAAACAAGTAGACGATAAATTTACTTCTACTAATAATAAAGTTACTAAAAACGCAAATGATATACAAGAAGTTAAAGAAACTGTTGCTGATATTGAAACAGGTAATAGTTCTCCTTATACTCGAGGTCAAATGCGTAAGATTCGTGTTAAGATAATAGGAGTTCCATCTGGTACTTATGCTGTGGCTGTTCCACCTCTTAAATATGATACTGAAAATGTTGTTAGTTTTACGACTGATGATTGTAATACTACTACGTTATCGGTTGTATGGGCTGCTATAAATAAACGACCTATTAGTATTCATACTGTCGATGGTGGTGCTGGTAGTTGGATGTATCATGCTAATCAATACCTTGCAGGTGATTTACCTGATGTAGTTTATAAGACGTTTGATGATTATCTTACTTATACGAATATGTTTGGTAAAGAACGTCTTAAACAAGGTGTTGCTATTTGGCCCTATGCTGGTAATAAAGATGGTGCTTTTATGGATAGAACTATTGCTGTTGATAAGACTGCGACTAATCAATATAGATTTATGGTTCCTTATCTTGTATGGGAAGATGTGAATCTTATTGCTAAATATGGTGTAGATTTCTATTATCATAATATTGGGACTGAAAAGTTTGGTACTGATAAAGATATTTACAACGTTATTCAAGGTCTTACTGGCGATATGTATAGAACTAAAGCTATGGCTAATCGTCTTATGAAAGTTATAGCTCGTCCTGATGGTAATAATATCTTTATGACTGCTATGGAAGATATGCCTCGTATTGATGTTGCTGTTGCAGAAAATAGTCCAGCTGTTGATTGCAAACCTTATGTAGATGATGATTGGTGGCATAAAGTTTGGTCTCGTATTTTTAGTGATGATATTGATGGAAATCTTAAATCGAAACTTACTACTTTATTTGGAGAAAGTAATACTTCAAATAAAACGTGGTTTCATTTCTGTTGTCATACTGCTACTGGTAGTCAATGGGGAGAGTTCCTTAAATATATCAGTGATACTTATGGTGCTATAACCAATAAGATGTGGTTTGCTACCGTAGGCGAGATATACGAATATAAGTACATGAAACAGTATGCTAAGATTAGCAATATTCAAACAGGTGGTACTACTCTTCAATTTGATGTTGAAATGTCTTTTAAAGAGAACTTTAATTATAGAGATTTGACATTCAAATGTACAGGAGTTAATGTTAGTAGTGTAAGCGGAATGACTATTGAAGCTTATGATGTTAATGACGAATCTTATATCTGTCCAATTCAACAAGTAGGTGTTAGAGATAATGTTCTATATTGTCAGATTGGTTGTGAAGATACACTTGTTAGTAATATTGAATATTTTGTTAGTAAGTATGAAGAAACTGAAGATACTATTTGGAAAGATGATGCAGAATTTGATATGCCTAAGCTCGATAGTGCTCGTCGTGCTGCTTTCCAAGATCGTATCAATGCTATTAGCGCGGCTGTTAAAATAACTACTATTACAGCTCAAAGTGAAACTCTTTATCTTACTGATGATAGTTCTGCTCAAATTAAATTTACTTGTTTCCCTCTTGATAATACAGAAATGAGTAAACTTAAATATGAATTTAGTAGTGGACTTAATATTGAAGCGGTTAGTTCTATCGCCGATAACATACTTACTTTAACTTGTACTAATAAGAGTACTAATCCAGGTACAGCAAGTGGTACACTTAGAGTTTATGTTGAAAATGGAGCTTCTTCTGATAGTATCCCTGTTGAAGTGGTTATTAATGATATTGCTATAACAAATATGTTTGCGGATAAGAGTCATCTTGAGTTAACAGAGATGAATGAGGGTACAGTTGAAGTTACTGTTTATCCCTCTGATAATAGTCAAATGAATACTATCTCTGCATCCCTTACGGGGGACTTGCCCAGTAGAATTACTTTGACTGAAAAAGTTGTTGGTAATAAGATTACTTATACTCTTGTTGGTAAGGAAACATTAGCTGGAACTTATAATGGTAATCTTGTAGTTAAATCATCTATTACTTCTGTAAATATTGTTACTGTTCCTGTTGTATTAACTGTTGCAAGTGTTGTTGAGATTAGTAGTTGTACTATTGACTGTGCAAGTACAGTAGAAGTTAATAAACCTCTTCATGTAACTGTAACTGCAACTCCTGCTAATAATACTCGTATGGGTACATTAGGAGATAATACTATTGGTGGTACAGTAACTAATGTAGTTAAAACAAATAATGTTCTTGATTATGATATAACATTTGATTCTGCTGGTGCAAAAACTATTATTATTACTGAAACTTTAGGTGGAGGTGAATGGACTAAAGAAATTACAGTTACTGAAGCTGCTGGTACTGATGATGATAAACTTATTTGTATGACTACTGTATCGTTTGCAGATACTGGTTCTTTAACTAAATATGAAGATGCTACTTATGGTGGTTTTTGTAATATTCTTCAAGGAGAAGCTACACAATATGTTCCAGACACTGATACGCTTAAAGCAAAATCTGGTTTACTACTTAGTGGGTTTACAAGAAAACAAGCAGATGTTCAAAATTATGTTGAAGGACTTGGATATGAATATATTAAAATTAGTTCGCCATCCAATCAAAGTGGAGATTTAAGTTCAATGTTTACAATACCTCCATTATATAGTTATGTAAATAAATATAATGTTGCTGGTGCAAGTGCTTTTAGATTTAATGTTCCTAATGGTAATTATCAAGTTCGTTTTATTAGTTCTACTATTGAAGCGAATGATAGTTATCAAAACGGAGATGTTATTCTTAATGGTACGAGTATTAAATCGCAATTACCAACTGCTCCTTATGTGCAAAAAAATGAGTGGACAGAATGGTTTGATGTAACAGTTACTGACAATGTTATTACTTTACTTATTAGTGTAGAGAAATCTAAGAGAATTGGATTAAACGTTATTGAAATTAAAATAATGAATTAAACTATGGAAGGAATTAATATTTCACAGCCGATTGTAAATAATGCTGTTGACGAGAATTATGATGCATTACCTAATATAGATGCTATCTATGGACCTTATCCTAATTTAAATGCTGCTGTTACTACCATTATGGCTTCTAAAAGAGCTAAAGGTCTTACTGTTGGTATAATGACAGATACAGGAATAGAAGAATATTGGTTTAAAAATGGTATTACTAATGCTCATCTTGTTCCTAAGAATCAAGGTGGAAGTGGTGGTGGACATAATCTTTTTGTTACTAACAATGTAACAAAAGATACTAATACTAATCTTCAAGCTCTATTCCCTACAGCTCAAGTTAAGGATGTTATCGTTGATGCTACGCTTGGTGGTGTTTATATATGTTATCAAGCTAATAAATGGGTTAAACTTAATGGTACAATTCTTACTGATGCTGCTCCTGCTGTTACAGAGATTAGAGAAGTTAGAATGTTGTCAATGAAATAACAATATAGGTACAATGGCAGTTAAAGATATTATACCTATTAAATATTGGATTCCCAAGTTGGATTTTACAGTCCGGCTTGGGACTTCCCAGTATTTTAAAGTTATGTACAAGATATATACAGATGATTGGAATAATGATATTGGGTGGACAGTTCTTAGAGAACAATATCTTGTTCAACCTGATGGAACAACGTCTGAAAGTGATAAACTTGTACTAACTAATCTTGTTGAAAATAGAACTTATGTTCTTCGACTTGTAGATAATAGAAGTAAGAATTTTAACTTCAAATTTAAAACAGGTCGTAATGTTGCTCTTGGTGATAGTCCTTATTATAATAAATTGCTAATGCCGGGTCAAATATATGACTGGTTTATACAAAACATGGATGGTAGCGATGCTCCTAATAAAGTTGAAGCCGAATGGTTTTATAGAGCCAATGGTAAAAAAGGAGTAAGTATGGATGTAGATAATTGGGGTAGTCTTATTAGTTATGAACAACAAGCTGGAGATGTTATTAACCCAATGTCTACTTATCTTGACACTGAACAAGTAACTGATAAGTATGGTGTTAGTGCTATGGGCTTTGCTTTTAATAATAAGAATGCTCTTGTTAAGAAATATCTTTCTACTCCCAATCTTCGATTCCAAAATGGTAGTTATGTAGCTTGGCACGCTTATTGGACATTTGACCCAAAACAATTTGGTGGAGATGATTCAGGTGGTGGTGGAATTACAGGTCGTGAATTTGGTACTAAGTTTACAGGTTTTATGTTCTTGATTAAAGAATATGATGGTGATGAAAATGATGAACGTACTCTTGTTTGGATTGATGGAGATAAATACTATAATGAATTTGTCTATAATGGTGTAAAACAATATAAGTTTGGTGTTACTGCTGCTGGTAAGTTCTTTGTTGAGTATTCTAAAGGTACTATGGTTGGGGTTAATGAAGATGCTCATCTTGTTCTTGAAGGACCTTATCGTGCTGAAGACGAAAGTGGTTTTATTGTAGAGAAGAATGTATGGTATTTTATTGACTATGGTGGTTTACCTACTGCTGTATATCGTAAAGCTAAAGAAGATGAAACTCCAAATGCAGACCCTGAATTTATCCCAACTGGTGGTGAAGAATTGAGTGCAAAGATAAGACTTGGTACTGCTATTAAGGTTGCTTCTCCACAATTCAAACGTACAACTGATGGAGTTGCTGTATCTATATCTGATATTACAATTCCTTATCAAGAAGAGTATTTGAGTAATCAAATGACTCCTTTGTTGTTTGGTGGTGAAGATACTGACCAAGTTCTTATTTGTAAAATTGCTGGTGGACCTAATGGTGGTTCTGGACCTGTAGCTTTTAATAGTGGTGGTGATTCTGAAACTACTAATCGTTATAGAAGATTTTATAGTAAGATTTGTGATGATAAATTTGCTTCTTATCAGCTTAGATACACAATAACTTTTAGTGGAGGTAATACTCAAACTCTTCTTCAAGAAACTAAGTTTACTTCTTCTATTAGTAATGAAAAGATTAGTTTTCTTGTTGACCCTGATATTTTCCAACAAGTTATTATTCCTGCTGGTAATACTATTAAAACTGTAAGACTTGATATTCTTAATTATTTAGGAGTTTCTGTTGCTAATAAGATATTTTTCGGATTTGATAACGTTGGAATTAATGGTACAACTCATTATGATGCTCTTATGAATCCCGAAGAATATATTCAAGATTCTTTTAAAATTGTATTTGCTGAACAAGACGAACCTGTTAAAGCTCTTGCAGAATATTTCTTTACTAAACATGGTACTTGGGGTGGATATAATGGTGGTACTAATGGACATAATATTTATTTCAATGGTCAAGGTAATCTTGTTATAGAAAATCATGGAGATAAATATACAGGTACTATTAGAGGCGTTTGTAAAGAAGCCGACGTTAAACCATTTACTGGTTATGGAGCAGATGTTGATTATAGTGGAAATAGCTGGGATAGTAGAACTAATAAGAACTTTCTTCGTGTAGGTGCTGCATTGGTTTCTAACCGTTATTTTGGTTATGGTAAAGTCGATGTCATGCTGAAACTTCCTGTTGGTTGTTGGGGAGTTTGTCCTGCTATTTGGCTATTTCATTATATTGAAATTTCTGAATCTGATTATCGTTATAGTCAATATCCATATAATCAAAGAAATGCACAAGGTAGTGCAGACGATGGATATTACAGAGTAGTTAATAATGAAATTGATATTGAGCTTCCATCTCAACTTACTAATGGTACTATTGATAATTGGTCTGTTCTTCCAGATTGTTATTTTGACATGAACATTATTACCGAAGATTTAGTTATCGGTGTTAAAAATGGAAGTGAAGAAGATACTGGTCTTTTCAGATTAACTGATATTACAAAACCAAAACAAAGAGATAGTTGGGTTAAAGTTGGTCCTGTTATTGTTCCTCGTTATGAACCAAGTTTTGCTAATTGTAAATTCAATAATTGGATTGGTGAACGTGAGTCTGGACAAGGTTGGGCTGCTCCTGTTTATGAGGGTGGTAGTATTAAATATACTGCTGAAGAAGTTTATAAAGGTAAAGAAGGAACTAATATTCTAAAAGAAGAATACTGTTCTCAACTACTTAAACTTAGTAATAGTCTTGCTGGTTATGCTGATGATAAATTCCATAAGTGGAGTATTGTTTGGCTTCCTGATAGAACTCTTCTTTATGTTGATGATATATTCATTAGTGAGAATAGAGGTTTTGTTCCATTTAATCAAATGAAACTTACTATTGCTGGTTGGTTTCCTACTATGCCAGTTGCATATAGAGTTACAGAAGATGAAGATGGTAATCAAGTTAAGACACCTATTGGTGTTACTGACCGTGATGGTATTCATGTTACTCCCGGTTCTGTTATGACAATACTTGATGATACTGCAAATACTTCTATTGGTACTTGGGCTGGAACTCAAGCTAATTGGCAAGTTTGTCAAATGGAAGTTCAGTCAGTTGAATATCTTAAATATAATGCTGGTGAAAGTATAGTTCTTAATGGCAAAACATCACATATTACAGAAGAACCTATGGCGCTTGGTGAATCATTTCCTGAATCTGGTCTTCGTTATTTTATTACTCCTTAATCTATTAAACTAATTAATATGGCTGTTCCAACTTTTTCTGAATATACATATAAGATTAGTTATAAAGCTACGTCGTCTTCTGCTGAAGTTATACTTAGTGAAGAACTTCGTATAATAGAAGCTAAGACTAATATAATTGATGATAGTGGGGCTTCTGTTGAAGCCCCTAATCCCAATTATGATTATTTTATGACTACTCTTGTTTGTAAAGTTACTCCTCAAAAGAATGCTACGCTTATCATTAAACGTAATGCTATTCGTGATGGAGAATCTATTATCGCAGAAGAGCAAACAGTTTATAATAGTAACTTTGATTTTCTTGATTATGATAGACGAATGGGTATATTATTTCAAGATACAGAAGTTGGTCAAAGTACTCAATATAAAATACTTGCTCAAATTCTTAATGTTAATGATATGGAACGAATACCCTGTAAATATGTCTTTGCAGGTGTAGAATTTACTAATAATCCTAATACTGCTCAACATATAGATATAGCATATAGAGCTGCTGATGCTACTGATTTTATTCCGCTCGGTACTGATATTACAGTTCCGAGCAATGGTGTTTTAGATGGTATTGAACTTGGTGAACTACCTGATGATAAAGATTATGTTATTAAGATATATCATAGAGAAACAGAAACAGAGAAGTTGTTCCAATTCAGAACAAATATCGTCCCTACGATTGGAAGCAATCCGATTATAGGAAAGATAGAATGGAATGGACGTATAATGCTTCTTGATGCTCCAAGTGTCAAATCTCGAATGTATCCAAACGCAGACGCAGTAGATTGGATGTTCCCTATGGACTATTCTACAAAATCTTTTGCTAATATATTATCTTCTCTATTAACAAGTGATTCTAAAGAAGATTATCATTTTACTATTGCTACTGATGCTTATAGTCAAGATGTAACTTATGTTGGTTGTGAAATTAGTAATGATAATCAAATTACTTTGCCGTGGAATTATACTAATGATAAACTTGAAGATAATGGAGAGTCTCATAATATAAGATATAAAGACTTATTTGGAGACACTGCTGACCCTAAAGTTAGAAGAGCTATATTCTTTAGGTTTATGATTCAAGAAACAAAAGTTAATACTATTATTCAACCATACATGGTGAATCTACTTGGTTTTACGCAATTAGGTGCTAATCGTTTTATAGGTATTAAATATACTAATGATGGTCATAAATTTCATGTTTTTGGTACAGATTATGATTTTCCTGCTAATACTCAATTATTTGTTAATCATTGGTATGGTATGGTAATGGTTTGTAAATCAGATACTATACTTTATGCTAATATCTTTGATAAAGATAATTATAAAACTATTGAAATAGTTCCTGGTCATGGAGCTAAAGTTGGCGATATTAATAGTATGGATTTACTTAATCCTGCTTATAGACAAGATGTACAAGTTGAATTAACTTATAGTACGGAAAATGTTGCTGATGAAAATAATATGGCTTTATATGTTGAATGGGCTATTTATAAATGGGATACAGCAAGTGAAGATAATTCTATTATTAGTACTGGTAAAAGTAGATATTATACTATTAAGAATAGTGTAATTAACGGTAAAATTACAGTTACAGTTCCTAATACTGATGGATATGGAATTAAATTAGCTTATGGTATAGCATTTGTTAATGGAGTTAGTACTGGTGGTGGTAATGTAACTATTAGTAATTTTAAATGTGGTACTGTAAGTATAATGCAAGATTATCTTAGTAAACCTCCTATTATTGATACTGATTGTTATAGATGGCTTCAAGTTCAAAATCCTATGTTTGCATGGGCTAAGACAAGTTCGGTTGTTCCAGATTCTCCTATGGGGGGCATACTTGTTCAGAATATGCTTCTTCCTGATAATATAGCAGATTCTGCTCCTATGAGTTTTGGAGCTGTTGATTGGAATAATGCTTTTATTATTAATGATTTTGGTCTTTCTACAAGAACAATTGAAGGTAATGATAGCTGGAAAGACCCATATCAATATATTGATTATGATGTAGTTGAAATGCTTGCTACAGGATATAAGAAAATGCCGGTTCTTAAAGTAAATGATGATATTACTATTCCTACTACTAATATGACGGAAATGAAAGATGACAATGTTCGATTCTTACTATCTGGACTCCCCGTAGGAGAAGTGGATATAAATGTTGTCTCCGATACTGATGTTCTTAGTACTACACATCGTACTATTAAATCTATAAAACTTACTAAAGCGGAAGCTGATTATGATATAGATTTTGAAAATGATTTTGATAATGCTATTGTAGAATTTAAGAAACGTTATTATGCTAAGCAAAAACGTTGGGGTGGTAACATGGGTGGTGGTACTCATGGTTCTCTGATTTATTTTAATAGTAAAGAGAAATGTCTTATACTTGAACAACATGGAGATAAATATAATTATCGTGTACCTGCTGTTGCTCCTGCTGGTTCAGAGGGTTATGGATTGCCTGTTGATATTATAGAATGTCCAAGTTCTTTTGAGTATCCTCTACAACAACGTTGTACTCGTGTTGGTGGTCTTGTTCAATCAGTTGATTATCATCCTTATGGTATGTTTGATTGTTGGTTTCAAGTACCAAAAGGAATGACAGGTCTTGCTATTTGTCTTTGGTATTTTCATTATCAAGAAATTTATGATTATGATGCTACTTTTAAGTTTTGGACAGAAACTGGAGTTAATGGTTATAATTATAAAGATTGTGTTAAGACCGGTTATGGTGCTACATGGGTAGTTATTAATAATGAAATTGATATGGAGCTTGGGTCAGAGAATACTCCTTATCGTACTTCTGTTAATCCTAATAATGATCAAAGTATTTATTGGTTTGTTCCTGGACTTAGTATGCGTCAAGCTATTGGTTGTACTCAAACAGGAGAAAATTATGGTACTTGGATAATTGATTGGGAAGCGTCTAAAGCTACTATTGAAGCTGTAACAAGTACTGACCCTAAACAACCTGAATCTTATGTTAGAAGTGATAATCTTGTTTGGGTTAAAATTAGTGATACTATTGATGAAGTTAATTATGGAGCTAATACTCGTTCTTGTCGTTTTAATAATTGGATGGCTGAACAATGGAATGACGGTTGTGGAATTTATGGTGACCCAAGTGGTTCTCAACTTGGAAAAAGTGAGCTTACTGTTAATAATAGAACTCCATTAGGAGAACTTGTTTATGGTGGACTTAATGAAACGCTTAAATATGTAGAACATTATTATGATGATGGTGAATATCATAAGTGGTCTATTGATTGGACTAAAGACTATACTCGACTACTTATTGATGATGATGTCGTTGCTATATGTAAAGCGTTTGTTCCTTTTAATCCTATGACTATGCTTATTGGTTGTTGGTTTCCAAGTGCTAATGTTTATGATAAAGCTGCTATTCTTGGTGAATGGGGAACTTGGTCTGGTGTTCATGCTAATTGGGAAGTTGGTCTTATGAAAGTTAAGCATATTAAATTCTCGGCTTATACAGAAGAAGAAGTTCCTACTACTAATATGAGATATGATTGTGAAACTTATGCCGAAGATGGTCTGAAAGAAATATTATAAGTTATGGATAAATGTCTTAAAGATAAAGCTCATTTTATTATTGCCCAAACTATATGGAATAATAAAAATGGTAAAGCTGTTTTCGTTGAACAAGTTTTTGACAGATGTCGTAAACTGTTTCAAAATGAAATTAATGATGAACTTTATAAACTAATTGAAGAAGGAGGGGGAGGGGGAGGACAAGGTAAACCAGGTAAGACACCAGTACTTAAAGCTGGAACTATTACTGTATTACCTAATGATTCACAGCCTACATTTGCTCTTGTTTATGAAGGAAATAACGATGAAGGAAATCCTGTTTATCGTATGGATATGGGAATACCTCAAGGTAAAGATGGAAAAGATGGAAAAAATGGTACTGATGGAAAAGATGGCAATACCCCTTTTATTGGTGAAAATAAACATTGGTGGATAGGAACTAATGATACAGGAATTGTCGCTGAAGGTAAAAATGGTATTGATGGTATTAACGGTCATGATGGTGTCGATGGTCATGATGGTATAGATGGTGTATCAGCAGGATTTGGAGAACCTATAGCTACTGCTGAATCAGTATCAAGTAATGCCAATGCTGAGGTTACTATTAATGCCAGTGGACCAGATACTGCTAAAATATTTACATTTCATTTTAAAATACCTAAAGGTAAAGATGGTAGTGGTGGAGGTGGTGGAGGAGTTGACGGTAAAACTCCTGTTATGCAAATAGGTAATGTTACAACAGTTCCTACTGGTGGAAGTGCTACAGCTAATGTTAGACAAGATGGCACTGACAGTGAAGGTAATCCAATCTATAAGATTGATTTAGGTCTTCCTATAGGTGCTACAGGTGATGATGGATTAGATGGAAAGACTCCTGTATTTGAAGTAGGAACTACTACTACATTACCAGCAGGAAGTCAAGCTACTGTAACAATTACATCTAATGGTGTTGATGCTACTGGTAATCCTAAATACTTAATCAATATTGGCATTCCAACAGGTGCAAAAGGAGATGATGGTTTAACACCAACTATAGGTGAAAATGGTAACTGGAGTTATAGAAGATTATCTTAATTCTCAATCACTTGGATACCTTATTGATGAATTACTTAAAGTAGTTCAAAGAAGTGTGAGTAATCATGATACTACTAAAACTCTGTACCAGTTGGTTGGAGATAACAATAATGGTGGTATTATCTATGCTAATGGATGTCTTCCACCAAATGATAATCAAACTGTAAATTACCAAAAGTCTTTAATCTCTGTTAGAAATGTAGATTTTAGTAATTGGTCATTTACTACTGTTAATGCCAGAGAGTTTGCTTTTAATAATAACTTAGTTGAATTTAGTGGAGTAAGTACAGCTGCATCAGGAGAAGGTATCACAGACTTTAGTAAAGTAGCAACTGCTCAAATGATGTTTGCTGCTACTTCACTTAGAGACTTGAAAGTATATCTACCAATAGCTACTAATATAGGTTCTTTAGTAAGTGATTGTAGTTATATTAAAACTGTTACTATTAAGACATTGGGACAATCTGTTGATGCTTCTTACATATTCAATAGATGTTATGAATTAGAAGAAGTAACTCTTATAAATGAGCTTAACGTTACAACTCTACAAGGTTTTTGTTTTATGTGTACCAAACTTAATAAGATTAATGGTATAATTGATGCTTCTGGTGTCACTAATACTAATCAATTCTTAGATGGTAATGCGGCTAAACTTATTTCCGAAGTATGGATTAAAAACCTTTCTACTTCTATTTATATTACAAGTCCTAATTTTACTAAAGAATGTTGTTTATATATGTTTAATAATGCAACTACTGTAACTGGTAATATAGTAGTTACACTTAATGATGCTGTTTATAATAATCTTACTGCTGATGAACGTGCTATTCTTACGAATAAAGGATTCACTCTTAGGGGGGGGCAACTAATTAATTAAATTTTTAAATTATGAACTACTTAGATATTGTAATTAAGCAAATTATTGATAACTTTGATTTCGCTTATATGTTTATTATTAATGTACTGACTTATATACTGATTAAAGTCGTAGACTATTTTAATGGAGAAGCTAAAGTTCCTACATGGTTAAAACGCACAATTCTTCTTGTGTCTATCGTAGTAGTTACTGCTGTTTATCTTGCTCTTGATTATGATAATAAAATTGTACTACTTAATTCTGCTATTCTTACTCCTATATTTTGGAGTTGGATTCTACGTCCTATCTTTATGAAATTTGGTATAGGATACAAACAAGTGGACGACTGTATGAAATAACAAATGTTTAACCAATTAAAACTCCTAAAGCTATGGCAAAAGGAAGACCAAACAAAGGTACAGGGACTACTGGTCCTAAGAAACCGGGTAATAGCAAATGATGAAGAAACTATTTGTATTACTGATTAAATATATGCCCACCATACAACTGGTGGGCATGCTTGTTAATAACACTTTATATAAGTATGATGTTAATCTTGAATTTGATTATATTGGTGATTTTCTTCTTGGTAATTCAATAGCAAATATAACTATACTTTATGTTTGTAGTTATACATTTGGATTTTGTAAATGGCACAGACATATAATAATGGCAAATCTTGTAAATGTTATAATTGCGACTATTGACAAAGTATTTATTATACCTATTACAGATATGGAACTACTTTGTAGTTATTACGTTATAGCCGGTATATTTATAATTATTGCAGCGAGGAGTCATGTTAAAGATATTCAAAATGATAAACGTAAAGATAAGAATCCTTAGAGGATTACTTGAAGAAGCTATAAATAATATAGATGCTGGAAATAGTAATCATACTGAGGAAGAACTTAATGAAATCATAGATGACCTTACTAAGCTTAATAGAGGTGTTAAAAGAATAAGTAAAACTTATGCTTGTGAAAAGATTCTTCATTGTAGTCCAAGTACTTTTGATACTTATGTTAAGTTAGGTATTATTCCTCCCGGTCATAAAGAAGTTGGTTTCAAAGAACTTAGTTGGAGTGAAAAGATTTTGATGAAGCTACTCTTAATAAGGTACGTAAATATCGCAGTAAGAAAGGCTTATAATCATATTGGCGTTATCTATGTAAGATAACTATCTGAAAAGGACATAGTTACAGTTAATTCTGTGATTGTGTCCTTTCTTTTTGTCCGTTTCCGAACTTCGTGCCGTAGTCGATTACAAATAACAGATTTACTAACAAATTTAAAACTTAATGATTATGAGATTCGTAGAAGAAACGGACGGAAAGAGCTTCGTACAAGTGAACGATGGGAGTAAGAAAGATGAAAAAGAGTATGCTTCCAAAGGTGTTGCGGGAACTGCTCTTGGACTTGGTATTGCTGGTACTGCTCTATGGCTGCTCAATGGTGGTCTTGGAAATTGTGGTTTGTTCGGTCGTGGTTGTGGAGCATCTGCTGCCGAAGTAGCTGTTAATTCAAATGAACAATATCTTGAACGTAAAGAATGTGAAGATATGGTTGCGTTGACTAATGCTATGTGGCAACACGTGTACAATGAACAAGGACAACGTTTCAATGACCGC